GCTTTTATAAAAGCTTACTTTTTCAGTTATTAACTGGTAGAAGTCATGGTCTCCAGAAAAGATTAAAACATTTTCTCCTCTATTTTCATGCCTCTTGGCTAATGAACCCACTAAATCGTCAGCTTCTTCACCCTCACGATACATTTGATCTATTCCAAGAATCTGTAATACTTTTTTTAATTCTTTCATTTGCCTTTCAAATTCTTCTTTTTCTTTCTTTTCTTTCTTAGTTAAATTTTTAGCTTTATCGGTTCTGTTTATTTTGTATCCAGGATAAATCTTAGTTCTTCTTTCATGTCCGGAATCCCAACAAACTATTATTTTAGCTTTATCGGACATAACTTGTTCGTGTACCATAATAAGAGTTTTCACAAAACCGAAAATACAACCGGTCCCTACACTCTTATTCCTTATTTTAGCTTTCAAGGTTTTATTTCCGTAATAAGCCCGATAACATAAATTCTTACCGTCAACCAGTAAGACATCATATCTCATAATTCAAACACCTCTCAATTAGTCAAAATAAAAAGAAGCAGCTATTTTTAAACTGCTTCTTCCGGAGATTCATAATCTACTTTTTAGAGCTTTTGTTTTTAGCGGTTTTTTCGCCATCGACTTTTGAGGTTTTACCGTCTTTGACGTTGCTCCCTTTAGCTGTTTTTGTTGAAGCTTTTTTCTCGGCATCTCCAGAATCACCATTTTCTTTGGCTTCTTTTCTTGCCTTTTTAGCAGCTTCTTTGTCTTTGTGTTTTTGTTTAACTAACTTAAGAAGTGCTTTGTCGTCGTACAGTTCTTGCCGGAGTTCTTTGTTGACCTCCAGTTTAAGGACTGGTCTTTCCTCCATTGGAGCCTCTTCTCCGGTTTGAGGGTTCCTTCCCATTCTGGGCTTTCTGTAGATTACATCAAATGTCCCAAGACCGTGAAGCGTTACCTTCTTACCCGATCTTACAAGTTCCAGAATACCTTTTATAGTTCCTTCTACCGCTTCGGCCTTAACTCCACCTATTTTAGCTACCTCTGCTTTACCTGCCATTGTTTTATTTCCCCTCTCGTTTTTATATTATCTGTATTATAAATGATAACTTAAAAAATAATCAATACTATTATATACTTTTTATGAAATTTTTTATTACGTCAAATCTTTCTTCAATACTTCCACCGACTTCAAGTAGGTGGAACCTTGCTCCGGATGATTTTATGAACTTCAAATAGCTCAAAATAATCTCCCCGGTCCTGCCTCTTCCTTCTCCTCTCTCTTTCCAAGTATTAACCTTAGAATCTAAAGGAGTGAAGTCTGGTTTCATGTAGATTATTACATCATAACTAACTTTAGTCCACTCGGTTACTATTTCGATGTACCTATCTCTTTCCTTAAGGATATCATTCTCTTTATAATTTAGAAGGTATCCTAAATAATCTACAACACTTCTTTCAAAGATTAATGCTTGTCTTGTAGATAGTGTTGCTGCTCGCTCCTGATACATTTGACCTATCATTATAGACCACTGATAGGTTATTCTTAATTCATCCGAAGGGTTATCCAGGAAAGAATCTTTTAACCCTATCATTTTGCCTGTTTCTGAGATATGACTAGGGATAAATATTCCATCCAGTTCCTTAGTTAACATTTCTCCTAAAGTTCCCTTACCTACTCCTCCGGCTCCGGCGAAAGCTATTCTTAGCCTATCTGTTTTTCTAATCTTTCTTATGTTGTACCAACGTCCAAGTATCTTTTCATCTCCATTTTCAGAACCTATCCTGGCTAATGTTCTAGATCTAAAATAATTATTTATTGCATTGAATATAAACCCACCCAATAGACCTAGAGATATTCCACTTACATCCACCTAGTTTAACACCTCCAGTTCATCGACATTCACTAATTTGTCATCTAACTTATATTTCTTTCCAAGATAGATTCGAACTCTGGCCTGTAACCTATCACCTTTAACCAGTTTAACACATTCTCCAGGAAGTCCTCTAAATGATCCTTTTGTGGCAATCACCGTCTTCCCCACCAAATGATTAAACTTAGTTTTCTTAACTTCTTTCGATTTCTTTCTTAAATTATGTATTTCTTTTTTCGATATAGGATCTTCTGTTACAAATCCTACGATGGGTAAAAATCTTTTTAACAAAGGTGAATCTTTTTTGTAATCATTGAGTTTAAAGAAACAATAATTGGGTAGTAACGGTTCCCATACTGCTTTTCTTTTACCCTTTTTATACTTGATAACTTTGTACTTAGGGTAATAAAACTGAATGTTTCTTTCTGTGAATATTCCTCTTTTTAAAAGCTTTTTTATTTCTTTATCGCTATTTGTAGCGTAAGGAATGTAGGCTATATACCACCTTCTCCCTCTTAGTTTGGAGTTTTTTTTCAATGATGATCCACCATTCTTTCACTCCCTTTTAACGATTAAAGACTGTTCTAGCAATGGGATTGGAAAAGATTTTGTTTTATGATATAGGATCTTTTTTTCTGCTGCATTCAGTCTAGGTTTTTTGTTTTGATTAATCATTCTTTTTACTTTCAATTCCCAGGTTAATAGCTGGCCTATTGAATAGGCATCTGCTAAATCCTCGGCTGACTTTCCAAACTGAGAAAAGTCTATCTTTTCCCATCGTTTTAATACTGCTACCATCATCATTCCTTTTGTTGCGTTTCCGTTTCCTGTTGCGAATAATTTTATTCTGTCAGGAGGATAGATTCTAAAAGGAATTCTTGACGAATAAAGATATTTTTTAATGTGTCCTGTAAATTCTGCTGTTTGGAGTATTCTTGATGTTTTACCTACGACTCCAAACGAATATCCTTCTATGGCAGCAAACTTTATTTTATTGCCCCTATTTCTTATTATATCAAGTGTAGTATCAGTAATGACCTCTAAGCGTTCATATTCTGAAATTTCTTTACTTAAAAATATGGCTTGCTTATGTTTTGCTTGTTTTTTTATTTGTGTGAAGAACCAGAAATCCTGCATTATTCCTTTATCTAAAAGGATTAAGGCAGAACCAGTTAACGATAGGTCTAGTGCTAATATCAATATTTCACCCTCTTTTTAAGTTTCATTATCTGACTAATAAAAATAAGATTTTTTCCTCTAAAACCTTTACCATATCTTCCAACTAATGTTCTATAATTTATTCCTGTTAATTCTGAAACCTCTATTAATGTTCTTCTTTTTCCTTTATAAATAATAAAAACATTAGTTCTTTTATTTCTATTATTTTGTTTTTTAGTTATCCACCTACAATTATCTGGAGAATAACCCTTATCGTTATTTCTACGATCTAATTCTAGACTTTTATCAAAACCATTATTTAAACACCATTCTCTAAATTTCATAAAATCTTTATTCCACTCTTTGCAAATTTTTATACCTCTACTACCATAATTCTTATAAGAAGTATTGTTTTTATTATTACATCTATCTTTTATATCAATCCATATTTTATATAAATAAGTACCACTCATCATATGAGTTCTTACCATTTCTAAATTATAACAACCACATGATTTTGTCTTTCCATTTTTCAAAGAATATCCTAAAACAGAAACTTTTGTTCCACATTTACATTTACACAACCAAACAATATGAAGACTTTGTCTTTTCTTTTTCTTTTTCAAAACTAAAAGTCTCCCAAATTTTTGACCAGTTAAATCTATAAATTTACCCAATAATTATTCCTCCTATCAATATTTCACCTTCCTCGGCATAGTTTTAATACCTACATATTTACATACATCTTTTAATCCTAATTTGTTCATACAGAATTTCCATAGACTTGGATGTGTTGAATACATTCTTTGAAAACGATTTAATCCTCTTTTTTGCTCTAAATGTGTTCCAAAAAGACAGAAAACACAACCAGTTCTATCATATCCCATATCATATATTCTTGAATATGGTACATTAAAAATTCTAATATACTCCCAAACATCCTCTTCTGTCCAGAAAGAAATCGGAATACTGAAAGGTCTGTCTAAATTAAAAGCATTACAGCCATTTCTTATATAATTATTCATCCTAAATCTACTTTCAGAAACCATTGAACCTATAAACGGTTTTCTACCTTGTTCTTTCTCATAAATTTTAAATGGTCTTTTCTTCATAACTTCACAACAAGCATCACTTATTTTAAATGGAGCGTCTTTTAAATATTGCCACTTCAAAGGGACCATCCCGACATTAAATTTTCCATTTCTACTTGGTTCTAATCCCATTCTCAAGGATATTGTTCTTTTATTATTCTCTGTTGGATTTTGTAGATCATGTATTTTTCTAGCGTTTTCTTTACTAATCACTGGATAGCCGTATCTATCTAAAATCTCTTTAAAGTGTAATTTGGGTTAAACCCAAATTACATTATCTGTCTCTCTAACAAATGATACTATCTCAGGAAATTCCAAACCAGTGTTAGAAAACACGGCAGGAACATTTGGATAAATACTTCTTACTAGATGATTTAGAACGGTACTGTCCTTACCCCCACTAAAAGAAATATAAACATTTCCGTTGTAATACTCATACCATTGAATTATTCTCTGGATAGACATATTTATCTTAATTTCTAAAGGAAGTTTCAATCTTTCTTTTAATTCCCATACTGAAACACCTGTATTTTTAGCATATTTTATTTTCTTAGACAACTAATCAACTCCAACCAAAAGTAGAATATGAATCATACTTTTTAATTTTGATAATATTTTCAAACGATGTACTAATTTCAGATCTATGACTTATAATAAATATTTGCTTGATACCTAAATTTTTCAGCATCACTTTTTTTATTAATTTCAAAACTAATTCCTGATTTATACTGTCTAAATTACTAAAGATTTCGTCTAAAATCACAAAGTCTACCTTACTCCCACTTTTATTTCTTTTCAAATTAGATATAGCTAACCGAATAGCTAAACTAAGTATTACTTTAAGTCCTCCAGAAGCTTGTGTGAACTCCATTTCAGACTCTCCATTATAAAACCTCATAGATAGTTCGTCTTTCTTCCGTTTACCCCTCTCACAACTACACTCTGGACATTGTTTCTGCCTACTCTCAAATAGACATCCACAAACCGGACAATTCTTTTCCCAGTCGTTCAATTCTTTTACCGAAGAGAATTCCAGAGACATATCTGTTTCTAATTTGTCCAATATTTTGTTTACCTGAATTTCTATTTCTTCGAATGCTGACTCAAACTGGAAAGACTTTATTCCGTCTTTCCCGAATGCAAATTGTAGAAACTGATATTGTTGTAATTCTTCTTTTAATTCCTGTAGACTTTCTTCTAGGTCTGGAATCTTTTTAGACTCTTCTTTTATGTTTGATATTTGATTTTTAAGACTACCGATTTCCTCTGTTAATGAATTTATTTTTTGCCTAAGTTTCTTAATATCTTTTTGGTTTTCCTTAAACTTGTTTTCTATTTCCTCTTGCTTGTCATCCTCCAGGAGAGATAACTTTTCTTCTATTTCTTCTAACTTGGATTTGTGATCTTTTATTAGAGAGATGTTTTTCTTAATTTTTATTGAACAATTTTTGATTTGCTTTTCTTTGTCGGACAGAGTAGTAATTGAAATATTTTCAATAGTTTTTAACTGACCTTTTATGTATCTCAGATTATTAAGATGTTTTTCTGTTTCTGATAATTCTCTCTTTACATCATCTAACTTTTCGATCATTTTGTCTTCTATTCCGTAATACTCTTTTATTTCTTTGTTCAATTCATTCAACATATCATCAATAGAGATGTATTTACATTTTTCATTTTTGTAAGGACAGACTCCGTTTGAGTCTGCTATTTTTCTAATCTCTTTGTTTATTCTGGTAATAGAGTTTTTGGCTGTTAAATATTTCTCTTGGTATTTTTCAAGCCGTGTTTTTAATTCTTCATACCAGGATGATATTTTGTCATATTCCTTTAGTTCAGATTTCATCTTTTTAATCTTTTTCTGAGTATTTAATCCTGTCTGATACCTTTCTTCTATTTCCTCTTTCTTTTCAGATAATTCCTTGTTGTCTTGTTTTAGATCCTCTATAATGTTCAGAATATGGTTATATTCAGTTTGAAGGTAGTCGTCGTCACCCATATCCTTTATCTTCTTTAATTCAGCCTTTAACTGGCTTTCTACACCTGTTAGACCTTCTAAGTCAAACGATAATAATTCCTTTTCTTCTCTTAAATCTTTCAAAGATGATTTCAATTCATCTAAATTGTCTTTCTTTTTTTGAATTATGTTTATTTCATAATTAACTTCATTTATTACTTTTTCCAATCCTTTAATAAACTCTTTTGTTGTTTCTAAGTAGTCGTCCCAATGAGAATTATTTATCCATCTAGAAAACTTTTCTTTTAATTTACTGCTTGTGGATGTAGCTATTCCGTGAATATCTCCTTGAAGGAAAAAGGATGTGTTTATAAAGTCTTCATACTCTAAACCTGTTAATTCGTTTAGGTATTCTTGGACATCTTTTTTATGTTCACCTTCGTATCCTTCAACTTCTAAAATTAAATCACCAGATAATGATTTTCCTCTTGTTATTGATATCTGGGAACCGTCTTCTAATAAGAAAGTTCCTTTCACTATCATATCTTCTGAGGCGTTGTTATGAATTAGATCTTTGTCTGATTTGTTTCTGTGTTTTCCGTAAAGTAGGTAAGTTATCATTTCTATAAAACTAGATTTCCCTGACCAGTTACTTCTTGATTTCTGACCTTTCCATTCTCCGATAATAGAAATAACCCCTTGTTGGGGTATCTCTATTTCATTCCAGTCCTTGAATGGACCGAAGTTTTGGCAGCCTATTGTTTGTAGGATCATATTCTAGTACTTCACCTTCTTTTTGCGGTTAAATCCTCTTATATTACATTTGCATTCTCTGCCCCAATGATGCCAGCCAGGAACATCACTTAATCTAGAAAATAACTCTATTTTCTTTACTTCATCACCCATAAGCTTATCAATTCTTCTTCTTACTTCTTTCGGCTTACTACTATGCTTATCTCCTATTTTTTCTATGACTACAGAGTGGACAGCCCCAGAAACTCTTTTAGGTTTACCTTTAACTCCAATAAGACAAACTTCTGAATTAGAGCGAGTTTTAGTTCCCATTCCCCAGAATAATGATTTAGATTTCTTATTAAGTTTAACCCATACGAATCCTACAGTCTTATACTCAAAACCCCATGACCTGATTACGTCCATAGCCTCTTCTAAGTGGGGAAAGGTAATCCATAAAAAAAGGATACAGTTTTCGTCTGCTATTTCTCTGACTGGTAGTTTCTTAACTTCTTCAATATTCATTACGTTATATTCTTTACGGCAGCCTCGTTTAGCTTTCTTTCCGTCTTTCGTTTTCTTATAGTTGTAATTATTGTATTGCCACGGAGGATCGGCGTATATTACGCCGTATTTATGGTTTTTCATTCTTGTTTAGACTTTCTAATAATAAAAATGGATTTACTTTTTCAAATCTATGAAATTTATGATCGTAGTTTGTTATGTAAGTCATAAACATTTCTAGAGGTCTCTTGTATGGTTCTTTATTTATTGGAGAATTTATTTCTGTGTAACTTACAAGTCTTTCTTTGTTTTCTGTATGATTTCCAACGTCTAAAACAACGTAAATATTTTTAGTTTTGAAATGCCTATATAATTCTCCAGGTCTAGGTTCTTCTTTAAGTCTAGTTATCAAATAAATTCATCTCCTTATATATTTTTAATAATTTTCATTCCACGTTTCATATTTTCAATAGCTAAGTCTGCCGGATGATAATTAACGAACTTATCTTCCTTATAATATATCTTTTCCCACTTTTCTAATTCCATATTTATTACTTTTCCCAAAGTTGATTGTATTTCATAGGTTGATGAGTCTACACTGATTCTTAATTTATTAGCGTTTCGATATCCCATCATTTCAAAGATATTTAAGTAATATCTTATCTCCTTTAATATATCGAAAGTGGCTACACCGAATATATGTATCTGTTTTATTCCTTTGTTTAGAATTAGAGGTATTCCAAACTTAAAGATGTCTAAAAGTTTCTTTCTAACACCTTTATCTTTCCCAGCTAGAGCATTACCCCCAATTCCTAGACAATCTTTTCGATCCATCATTTTCAATGTTTCTATAATGCAATAAATATACTCTTTAATCGTATTTCCTTGACAGGTTAATACTAGCTGCCTAGGACTTAATTCCTCTCTTCTTCTTATCAAGAATTTATTAGCTTTCAATGTTTCTTCTACATTTCCTATGTAATCGTAAGAAACAATTCTTTGAGATATAAAATTCATTTTCTTTTCATGCTTTAATTGTCTTGCTAAAGCATCTTTGAAAGATAACCGATCCTCTTTTCCTCTGTCTTGAAATGCTCCTGAGTCCAATAATATACTTGCTTTGGGATTGTCCATCCAAACTTTATAGTGAGGACTAATACAAATATGTTTGCAAAAGAATTCTTGTCTTAAAAGTTTTCCAGACATCTTATTTCCTGTCTTAGAAATATAAAGTATCAACTTTTAAAAACCCTCTGTTTTATAAAAGTTTAGCTGCTGGCCTATTCCTAAACCTTGCAATGGTACATTACACTTGATTCCGTGTTTTTCTAGTAGTTTGATTAAATGTACTCTGTATAGCTTTCCAGCATAAATATCCACATATTTTAGATTAGGATGTTTTTCTATTATTTCTTTACATACTAAGTTAGCCCAATCTTTTCTTTCTTTGTTTGTTAAATTGAATAACGATTTATCATATGGTTTAATTATCTTGTCTGGATCAAGTAGTCCATGTTTAGCTGAAAGAATGTAGTATATACTAAAACTTGATTCGACATGATTTCTTGCTTTTGTAAATAGTATCGAAGGAGAATATAGTATTCTTGCTTTACACTCCATATTCAATTTAGATTTTGAGCAACTTATTAACGCTATTTTCATTACAGAATCACCTATCATTCTTATTCCCCCTTAATAATAGCTTTACCCTTTTTTATTATTTCCTTTGAAAAAGAAGGGTTTTTAGCTTCTACAAATTTTCTTAACGCTTTAATTGGATCTTCATTTGCTGTTAGATTTTTAATCCTTACCATTTTCGTTTTTACTATGGTAGGATGTATTTTAGTATGATATTTTGCATGTTTCTTTATTTTTTCTATGACTAAACTTAAATCTAATCTATGAACATCATTCTCCAGGATATAAATTTTGAATGATACATTAGCATCTTTTATATCTTTTATTTTGATGTGTTCATGTAGGCTTTCTATTTTGTCCGGTTCATTAGTTAAATCAAATGTTAACTGAACATGCCGGAGGTAATTTACCTTTCTGAATTTTACGGACATAAACTAAAAAACATAATTCTTGAAGCTTCTTTTAACATTCTTTCAGATATTTTTTCAGCCATTTTATCTAACTGTTTCTGAATCATTTCTTGAGGAGTAAGATTCATAGCCTCACATAAAACAACTTTAAAAGTCAACTTGTCGCTTAAACTTATATTTTCTTCACCTTTAAAAAACCCACATTTATCTTTTATACACCCTATTATACCATAAGGGCATTTTGTGTTAATCATTTAACTTCACCTCCACATAACATTTAATATCGTTTCTCTCTCCAAAGTCCATACATTCTATAGAACCTGGGATTATTATGTTTCCAAACATTTGAGGTTTATGAATATGTCCATTTATTATATATTTTATTCTTTCGTTGTTAAGTAAAAATTCTGGAAATACTTTTTCATCATCTATATATTCTTCCTCTGAGAAATTTAACTTTACTCCGCTAATCATATGGTGAGAAAGAACAATTGTTGGGCTATGCAAATAAATAATATAGTCTCTGATTAATCTTAGACATTCTTTCTTGATGTACTTTTTAACACTATCGAAACCTAATTCTTTAACCCTTGCTTTTGTCATATGGGGAATACATATGACATTTAGTTTTAGTTTCTCTATTAATTCTACTTTATCTACTATCGAAACATTCTCATATCCAACAGCTTGTAGTGGTTCTAGAGCATGTTTCTTGCCCTTCTGAGAGATAGTTTCATGGTTTCCTACTATTACTACTGTAGGAACCATGTTACGTTCTAATTTGTTAAGTAGTTTAATAGCTTCGGAGATTAGTTTAGGAGTAGGATTGTTTCCGTCAAACATATCTCCGGCCATTAGGTAAACTACTTTATTTCCTTTTCTTTTTAATAATGTCGCTCTATCTATCGACTGTCTTACTGATTTTATTATGTTTGGAGTTCTGTCTATCTCTCCTGGCTTTCCTAAATGCCAGTCTGAAGATATTATTAAGTAGTCTCCCATTATATCTTATTCAACACTTCTAATTCAAAGTTGAATTCTGAACCTTGATAATAAAGCTGATAATATCCATCAATTATTCTACAAGTAACTCTATCATCAAACTTTATAAATTTCTCATCATCTTTGATTCTCTTTAATAAGTTTCTGAATTTCTTAATGGGTATCTCAATATTTATTCTAAATAATTCAGAAGTTTTTTTACTATAAACAAAAAGTATAATATCTGTTTTTCTTATTTCTTGATAAACACCAACTACGCCGTATTTTATAATATTCATTTTATCACCCTTTCAATCTATTCCTGATATAGTCTTCGCTTGAATTAATTAAATTAACGAACTCTTTTTCATTCTTACCGAAATAAACTTTGAATGTTTCTAATTTCATGGGTAACATACCTCTTGTAGCAATTGTTATAACTCTTATCATATTCAAATTATGCTTTGTCCATTTATCACAAACATAAGTCCTATCTAAATGATTTACTGGAATGTATTTCATAGGGAAACCAGAAATTCTTAAATCTAATTCCTTACTTAATTCTACTATTTCTCTACATCTATAGTAAAATTCTTCGGGAGTATCTTTCCAATTATAAAGAATATAAGAACTAAAAGTCTTTATTCCAAACTTCGCAGCTAGTTTTATAGCATTTTGGAAATATACATCTTCTTTCATAGAATCGAATGAAAATCTTAATGGGTAAATGTTCACTTTTGAAACCAATTTGGCTATTTCTTTGTTGAATAATCTACAATCTGTTCCTTGATTAAAGTCTACATATCTTTGCCGATTATTCATTTTAGCCCCTTTATGAAATCCTAATGAAATTAATTCCTCAATTATCCTATCAAATTTACTACTTGCAAAATCATTATTACCCCAAAGCTGAAGATGTTGTCTTGTTTCGTCTATCTGAGGTTTTATTGGGATGTAGTCAATGTAATTTGGTTCTAAATATTTTACACCGCAGAAACCACATTTTCTTATACATCCTTTTGTGGCTGTTGCTATTGAATAGTTTAAATTAAATATACTGTAATCAATCTTAGATCTGTCTACTTCTTCATAATACAATCCTTGATGATAGGTTATTTTGTTAGGAGAATATTTGACAAGAGATTCAATTAGTTCTGGAGCAAAAGTTGTTAAATGTCCACCAACTATTAATTCATCTGTTCTGAATTTATAGGTATTAATTGCATCTATTACTTTTCTGTATTCCCAGGTAAAAAGTGATGTTATATAAATTTTATCATAATATTTTAACTTACTTCTTATTCCTTCTGTATATTCAACAATATCTCCTAAACCCTTATGATAAGTACTTAATTTCATTAAAGCTAAAGGTATGAATTTGAATACTGGTTTAACAAGAAGGATCTTTTCTTTTCTGGGTATCTTTATTTTCTTCAACTACTTAACCTTCTTTTTCTTTTTTGATTCTTCTATCTTATCTATTTCATATGTACCTGCAAAATTATTATCCAGAGCATTTTTTAACTTTTTAAATAATTCTTCCTTCTCAAATAACTCTCTTATTAACTCCGGTTCTCCATGATATTTTTCTCCAAACAATCTTACATCTGAACCGTTTTTCTTAATAATTTCTCTTTCAATTGCTTCTGTTACCGCTTCTCTTACCAAATCTAAACCTAAAGGAATCATTCCTTTTCCGTTGCTTGTATAGAAATAACCTTCTTCATCTGATATTCCTATTCGATTCTTTCTAATCGTAAATTTATGTCTCTTCCCTACTCTTTTTTCTTTATCCTTGGAACCTTCTTTTATTGCCCCAGAAGGTGTTACTCTAACAGATATTGTTGAATAAAATGGGATAGCCTCTCCACCGGTCCCTTTAAATTTCTCTTCAAACTTTCCAGCATCCATCTTTGATCTTTCTTGCATAATAAATATTAGTAGTATATTTGTACTTTCTGTTATATCATCAGAACCTATTATAGAATTAGCTAATTGAATCCACTGACTATTTAATGCTGCCTGTTTACCAAAGTTAGCTTTACCTACAGCTTCTTTGGTTTTAATTAATTTGAATATTTCTTCTGGAACTAAAGCTGTTACTGAATCTACAACTATACATAGACATTTATTTTTAGGAATCTTTCCTTCTTTTCTTTTTTCCGCAAAATTTAACATCCAATAGTCTACATTGTTTGAACAGTCTTCATGTGTTTTAGGCCTGAAATACATAACTTTTCCGTAATTTTCTTCACCTAAAAGAATTCTATACCAGGATTTCTTTTCTTCTGTTTCGTGAACTCCCTTTTCTGCATCAACAAAAATACCAGTATGTCCTTCTTCAACGAATCCTTTTAAAATTGCTTGAGCTAATGCTGTTTTGCCTCCGTATGTTGGCCCCTGGAGTACCATAGTACAAGATGTTGGTATGGCTCCACCGAAAGCCCTGTTAGCTGAACTAAAAATACATTTAACCATTTGAATACATTTTTTCTGATCCATTTTTCCGGCACGATTCTTTGCATAATCCCCGGCTATTAGGGAAAGGATATCAACAGGCTCATTTGAATCTTTTTTAGACTTTTTATTAACTTTTTCTTTTGCCAAAATACGACCTCCTTTATGAAAAAAAGCCTCCCAAATATTTCTCAGGAGGCTTTTCTTTTATTCAATATTTAACTGGATAAATTATTTCCTACGCTTCTTGGAAGATTTCTTAGAGGAAGACTTCTTCCTTCTTGGTGGTCTTTCATCCTCATCCTCGTCTTCTTCATCTTCATCCTCTTCGTCATCCTCGTCGTCGTCTATTCTTTTCTTTTTAGAGGACTTTGATTTTTTACCGTCAGAGGACTTCATTTTTTCCAGACTGTCTAAATCTAAATCAATATCATCAGGATCAATAGCAAGGGCATCTCTCACCATTTCAACTATTTCTTTAGGTGAAGTAGGTTTAAGATATGCTTCTAAATCCAATCCGTCAGAATCAAGAAGTTTTTTAAACTTCTTATCCATCTTGACTCTGAAATAATGGGCATCGTACATATCAGCCGGAAGAGCTTTTTCATCATACACCAGTTTGAATCCGTATGGGTTTTGGAAGGGATCTCCCTCATCCATACCCTCGTCTTCTTGCTGATTACTGATTACCTTTTCAATAGCCTCACCTAGACTTTTTGGGGCAACTAAAACTTGTGGAGGTGTTGGATTATCTACCGGAATAGCTCCGAAAATGAATTCGCTTCTTGGGCTTATTCTACGCTGCCAATCGAAACCTTCCAAGTGAAGAATGTCACCTTTTAGGTATTCTTCTTCTGCTTTACCTTCACCTATGGTTAAGATTACTTCATCATCGTCCAGGTCTGAATCTTTAACCCCGGATTTAAGCTGACATATTGCACAACGGTCTGAGCCAGGGCAGATTACAAAGTTTTTTACAACCTGGAATTTCTTCTTACCTTTTTTACCCTTACTGTCTTTGACTTCTATTTCTTTCCAGACAGGAAAGTAGTGAATTTCTCTTTGGTGAATTCCTGTCGGACCATGAAGTAGAACTACAGCTTTTGGTTTCCACTTCATGGTATCGGAAGTTGAATTTTTTTGTTTAGCTTTCTTTTTGAAATCAGCTAACGACATTCCACCCATTATTTCTTACCTTTCTTCTTCTTTTTGTCTTTCTTTTTTTCTTTCGGGGCAGCCTCGTCGGATTCTTCGGAATCATCGACCGGAGTTTCTTCCTCTTCTTCCGGATCTTCTTCCGTTTCAACAGTTACTTCGGATGGGGGTTCTTTGGTCTCCGGAGATTTTTCTTCTTTACCGGATTTGGACTTCAAAGCGGTTTCTGTTGTTTGGACCGGTTCTTCTTCAGGAGAAATAAAACCAAACTTAATGTCAAGACTCCTGGACAATCTAAAAGCTTTTCTTACGGCCTCGGCAGGTTCATCGTCATAAACTTTTATTTCATAGGATTTCTTCCCTTTACCGTCTTCCTTTATTAGGCATGAAGACTGGCTTCTTTCCATCACGGCAGGAATTTGTTTTTTTTCTTCTTGTTCCGGCATAAATATCACTCCTTATATTAATTTTCTTAGATCTTTGATAAAATTATTTAAAGTGTCCAAATGGCGACAAGTCAAACAGATCCATTCGCTATCCAGACTACTACTAAATTCTTCACAGTCTATATCTGTAGAACCACACTCAGGACAAGTTAATGTCTCTTCTTTTTCCATTATAATTTACCTCTTGAATTAAGGAATTCTCTACGTTCCTTGATTACGTTACCCTGAGTTTGAAGGAGGGATTTTCTACCCTCCCATTGTTTATAAAGGATTTCTAACATATCTCTGGTTGTCCGTAACTTTCTTAATTTGTCCATCATTCTTTTATATGTTTTGGGTTTTTTTCTTCTAACCCAATTCTTCATCTTTTCTTCAGTTATTTGACCAGAGATTTCTTTCTTAGCTTTGAGTTTTTCTAAATCTTTTTCGGCTAATAATAATACTTCAGCCCACCAGATAGGTAATTCTACTTCTTCAAACTTTTTGTAGGATTCTTTTGCAGCTACATAAAGATTACCTGCAAGTCTTGTCATCTCTGCTGCTTTACCTATCTTATCAATCAGTTCGTCGTAATTCATGTTTTTTTCGGTTCTTAGTTCTTTCTTTAACTTAGAATATTGTCTTTCAAAATCATCGGGATTTAAGTCTCTGGATATTATTTTATAGATTGTATTGTCGGGCATAATTTCCCCCTTATCTTTATTATATAAAGATGAATTTTTAATTTACTTTGTTTATAATTTTATTTTCTTCATTCTAACTAAACTCACTAAGTAACATAATCTGTTTTCTACCGTCTTGTCCTGCTATTTCGAATGAGTCAGGTCTATTTGATTTTTTCAATTTAATCACTATCAAATTTCCCTCTTTCAATATTTTTTTGTATTGACCGTAATACTCCGGCCAGAGTGCTATGTTTACTTTATCTATCCCATCTTCAATATCCATAAAAGCCATATTTTCGCCATACTTGGTTGTTATAACTCTTATAGACGAAACCATGCCAACAACTTTATCATTAGATTTAGGCTTCTTTCTAAACTCCCTACAATATCTCATTCCATTTTTCTCAATTACTTTTTTATATTTATCAATTGGGTGTCCACTAAAATAGAATCCCAAATATTCTTTCTCCATCATCAACTTTTCTAATGCTGTAAAATCATTTAGTTTTACTTTGTTATCGTAATGATAAATTATTGATTCTATGAGAGTCTTTTTATCGTATCTTTCTATGAATTCTTTTGACTTAGTTTTAGTTTTCTTAACCTCTTGCCAGGTTTCATAAATTGCTAATAGCTTTCTTCTGTTCTTATAAATGCTATCAAAAGCACCTACTTTTATTAGAGCCGTCATTTTACTCTTATTTAAAACGCTCCAATTTATTTTAGACTTGAAAAATTTATTAATGCTTTTGAATGGATAATTTGTTTCTAATTCTTCCGGAGATTTATCTCCAATATCTTTTATGAAAGTGTATCCAGCACGAATATTACCTTTTTCTATGTTAAAGTTTGCTGAAGTTTTATTTATGTCAATCGGTAATACTTTAATATCTCTGTCTCTTGTACTAGAAATGTATTCCTCAAACTTATTTCTTTCTTTTTTACCTTTTCCGGTAACTCCTCTTTTAGTATTCATTAATAATGCACAATGGAATTCTACCGGATAAAGAGCTTTTAAATATAATTCCCAATAAGCAATTAAAGCATAGGCCACAGAATGACTCAGGTTAAATGAATATTTGCTGAAGAACTCAATGTCTTGCCAATACTTTTTAGCCTCTGTTTTGGATATCCCAGACATCACAGCACCTTTTATAAATCTTTTCTTGTATGCTAAGAAATCTTTATAAAGTGGTTCATCTGGTAATGGTTTCTTAGAAACGAATTTTCTAAATTTATTACTTTCAGCTTGAGAGAATCCGATCCTCTGAACCATATTCATAACTTGTTCCTGGTAAATAATCAAACCAAAAGATGATCTTAAATCATTCTCCCAACATTCAGGTATCTTGAATTTTTCTTCTCCTGATTTTCTATCAGCATAAAATTCATGTACTTTTGCGTTCAACGGTCCTGGTCTTGCAATAGCTACAATAGCTGAAATATCGTTAAAAGTATTTATTCCGATTGTATCTATAATTTGTCTCATCAAATGTGTTTCTAATTGGAATACACCTAATGTATCTTTCTTGTTTCCCAATCTTAATGCTTTCTTATCGTTCAATGGTATTTTTAATAAGTCTATTTTCTTCCCATGATTTTCTTCAATTAATCTTACACAATCATAAATAACATCTAAATTATTCAGTCCCAATAAATCAAACTTTGGGAATCCTAATTCTTCAAGTTCTTTATATTTTCTGTTTAGGCCAATCTGTAAAGCTGTAACTTCTACTCCGTCTATCGTATGGATGGGCATTGAGTTATAAACATTCTGGCTACAAATTACTACTCCAGCAGCATGTTTTGAAAGGTTTTTAATTTGTCCTCTCAACCTTTCACATAAATTAAATGCTTCTGGATATTTGTCAAAGAAATTATCAAGGTCTGGGTAGAATTTTCTTAAGTCTTCCCATGAAGTATGATCTTCGTCTACCCCTCCGGCCATTTTTGTAGTTACTCTAAATACTTCACCTAGCGGAATACATAACACTCTTGAAACATCACCTATTACGGCCTTAGTTCCAAAGGTTCCGTAGGATCCTATAAACATCGTATATTCGTGACCATATTTTTCTCTTAAGTAATTTCTTACTTCTCCTCTTCTTTCTGGACTGAAATCTACGTCTATATCTGGAACGTCTTTTCTATCTATGTTAATAAATCTTTCAAAAAGTAGATTATGTTTAAGGGGATCAATATCAGTAATACCAAGAAGATATGAAACTAATGATCCTGCTGCTGATCCTCGGCTGGGACCTACAGGTATTTTTTCCATTCTTGCCCAACTTAACATATCTTCCATAATTAAAAAGAAATCAGCATACTCCATTTGCTCAATAACACCAAGTTCAAAATCTCTTCTTTCTATGTAATCAGGAATATTATCCTCATTCTCTATTTCTCTTCTTTTCCAACCCTTTTTACATAATCTTTTTAATTCTCTAAACCCTTCCTCTGGAGTTTCATAAATCATAGGAAGTTTTACCGAAGTATCTAAATCAAACTCTTCAATTCTTTCTACAATGTCCATTACGTTATCTATAGCTGAATGAAAGTCTTCCTTAGACATAACTTTTCTATAATGTTTTTTCCAGGTTCGATACATTCCTTTGTAATCCTTATACCAGAGATCTTTACTTTCAAATTGCCATACTTCTTCTGGATTCTTTTGAAGATCATTTACCGTCTTACCAGAATTAATCATAAGAAGTATATCGTGAGTTTCTGAGTCCTCTGGTTCTATGTAATGACTGTCTGTTGTTACAATCCATTTCAACTTACATTCTTTTGCTAGTCTAATTAATTCTTTTGTAATTTTTACTTGCTGCTTAAAATCTATCATAGTTATTTCAACAAATAGATTACTTTTACCGAATACTTTTTTCCATTCTAAAAGTAATTCTTTTGCTTCTTCATAACCTTCTTTAATTAAGGTTTGAGGAATCTCTCCAGCAATGCAAGCTGTAGAAATTATTAAACCTTCTTTGTTTTCCATTACAAAATCCATAGTGACCCTTGGCCTACTATAGAATCCGTTCTTCCAACCATCATTCGTTATCTTTATTAGATTGTCTAAACCAGTTTTATTTTTTGCTAATAAAATTAAGTGATTGTTTGGTTTTATCTTTTCTAGTCTTGAATCCAGTTTAACTATTTTCTTTAGATTTTTTATTGATACCGGATCTTTATCGTTCTTAATTTTCTTATTTTCTTCTTTAAGTATCTTAATTTTTTCTATGATTTCTTTTACTTCATCCCTAAAATTATTAACGTATACTTCGCAGCCGAAAATGGGTTTAATACCCTCATCCCGGCAAGAGAAGTATTGTCTTGCATACTGACCAATAGTTCCATGATTAGTAACACAAAGAGCAGGGTTTCCCCTGCTCTTCGCTATCTCAGCCAGTTTTTCTACTGTTCCCATTCCGTCTCTAAGACTATATTCTTCATGGACATGAAGGGAGAGAAAAGTTTTACTGCTCAATATTTTATTCCTCTGATAAGGCAGAAATGGTTTCTGCTGTTACCTGCTGACCACCTTTAACTTTCTTTTCAGCTTTCGCCGGAACCGGAGGAGTGGTTTCCACCTCTTCTTTCTCAGCCAGTTTCACCACTGGTTTTTCAACAGCCCTGTCAGGTTCGATTCTTACCATAGAATCCTTTAACCGGATTGTCCAAGTTCTGTCTTCGAAATCCATAGTATACGGCAGATACATAGCCTCCAAAGCACCCAATGTCGGAGGTAGGTTGTTTTTGGCATTAATAACAGCCTTTCCTTTGGTTAAGATTAAGGCAATAGCCTCTTTGGGTGTTCTGGCCGAATAGTTTGCTGAAAACTTATCTCTTGTTGCTGTATTCATTATAAAATCCCCCTCTAATTTTATTTTATATAACTAACCAGTGGAACCGAAACCATTTGTTCCCCGGTCTGTTTCCTTAAATCTTACTTTCTCAAGAAACTCAATATTGAATCTTTTAGCGAAAACAATTTGAGCTATCCTTTGATAAGGTTTAACTACTTTAGGCCAGAATGAGAAGTTCAATAATGTAACTCCTATCTCTCCCCTGTAGTTTGTATCTATGGTTCCTACCACAGCTATCAAACCTTCATCTTTTGATAATCCGCTTCTAGGTCTAACCTCTGAACAAATAAATTCTGGAGGTTCTATTTTTATCCCAATTGGAATTGTTTTTCTACAGAAAGGCCAGATTATAATATTTCTTTTAATATTAGCTTTAACATCCCAGCCTGAATCTGTTTCGTATTTCCGAAATGGCATACATTCTTTATTTACTAGAATTAATCCTGTCGGTATAGACATTTTCAATTTTTCCTCCTTATCTATATTATATATAAATAAATTCGTTTTTTCCCTTGTTTGAAAAATAAAATAAAAAAATCGCCTTGATATTAAAGGCGATTTCTCTATACCGGAACAGATGGAAGTGCCGGGACAGGTTATTAAAAGTTTACTTCTTACCCTTTTTGGACGACTTCTTATCGTCCTTCTTGGAAGACTTCTTCGGAGGAGGAGTTTCTTCTTCCTCGTCTTCCTCTTCTTCGGGTTCTTCGCCAAATACGGCCTTACAACCCTTGCACTTTTTAGCGGTTTCTTTTACTTCTTCACCGCAGCCTGAGCAGATAAATTTCTTCTTCTTACCCTTACCGGAAGTAGTTATATAGACGACTTCTTCTTCATCCTCTTCGTCGTCCTCATCTTCCTCTTCTTCCGGATCGGGATCTTTCTTACCCTTGCCCGATTTTTTATCGGAAGCCTTGCCAGCTTTTTTATCATCCTTCTTAGAGGACTTTTTGGACGTTTCTTCTTCCTCGTCCTCATCCTCTTCTTCGGTCTCAAAAACAGCTTTACACTTCTTATTAGGGCAAGACTTGGAATCCTCTTTTACAGCCTTACCGCACTTAGAGCAGCTAAAGGTTTTATTCTTGCCTTTGCCCACAGTCTTAATAGTGGCAGGTTCTTCTTCCTCTTCTTCGTCGTTATCTTCATCCGATTCTTCGTCTTCATCGGAGTCGTCTGTTTCGAAGACTTTACCGCAGTAGGGGCAAGTGTCTACGTCAGGAATGTCTTTACCGCACTCACCACACTCACAGGTATCATCCTCGTCTAAATCTGAAACAGCATCATCAATGGCTGCTTCTAAAGCCTTTGCATCATCCTCGATATCATCTGTATCAAGCTCAAGAGCTTCAGCCCCGGCTAGTAAATCCTTCAGTTTAAATTTGGATTTAGTCTTGGAAGTTTTCTTATCGTCCTTTTTTTCAGTTGTTTTCTTAGCCAAAAACAATTCCTCCCTTTACCTTTTGTATTTTGTGTTTAATTACCCTCTATCTTTAATATATCAATTGCTTTTTTATTTTTACGATTAGTAGAAAAATTTTTATAATTTTATCAAAAATTAAGAAGAAACCTCTTATTGTAAAAGGTTTCTTCTTAAATTATTTATGATATTTTTAAACCGTCTTCAAATACATTTCCGTTCTCCAGTAGAACTTTTATCATATTTTTGACGGTTGTAGTAGCTGATTTAATAGACGAATGCTCTCCATAAGCGTTATATATTTTAGTGGCAATTTTTCTTACTTTTATACCACGAAATAGCTGAATTATAATTGCCTTATCTATATTAGAAGATCCAAGTCTCTTGATTATTCCCTCAATCAAAAACTTTTCAGAAACTTCGTCCTCTATGTTTATACCAGAGTCAAGTTCCTTAAAATCAGAATCTTCGTCTCTCTCAGAAGCATAGTCTAAATATAATGATTGGGACATTTCATCGTCCCGACTATAAAAATGATTCCCTTGCCGTTTTTGAGCGTATTCATCTCTAACGGCATTTTGGAGTCGTACCCCTAATCTGAAGTTAACAAATTCTCCAATAGATACTTTAGGGGAGATTTGTTTACCATGCTTAACCAGCAAATGTTTTTCGTATCTAATCATGCTAGTAAACGCTTTACCACATACCGGACAAATATATTTATAACATTTATCCTTTATTTCTGGATTTTCTATCTGACAATTCAAGCTCTCCCAAATAGAAATCTCTGCAATAGAGATAAAATCATCTTTATTCATAAGATTCGAGGGATAATTAGAATACTTCTGGTTTACAGCCTTAATTAAGTAAGGTCTCATCTTTCTTATAACTTTCTCTATAGAACTACTGAGACCTTCTCTTATTAGATACATTTCGTTCTCTAAAACACCTGTCTCATTCTCTAAAACAAAACCTACTCTTAATCCGTGGTATTCTTCTAGATGTTTCAGAAGTAAATCCTTGTCCTCACAGGAATAACTACATATTTGGCATTGTTGGCATTGACCCTTCTTCACAAAATATCTCTCCTCTCTAAATATAAAGGTTTTGTTAACTAACCGTTATTATTTATGTAGGGTTTATATTATGATATGCCGATCAATTAACTTTATGTTATTTCCATGAATTATATTTCATAATAACCTTAATGTCAACAACATTCAGTTAATTTGTCGAAAAAAGACAAGAGAATTTTTGTTGTTTGAATAAACTTTTTGTTATATAATTAAAAAGTTAAAAAAATATATAAAAATGTGACGACGGTCACAGAAATTGTTTTGATATTAGGGTACAATAACAACAATAAATCAAATTTAAGTTTTATAGCCTATAATTCATTTAATTTGGAGGTGATAATATGAAGAGATTTGATGTTCTGACATTTGGGGAAAAGTTAAAATTAATTATGGAGAATAGGAGTTTGAAACAAAAGGAGTTAGCAGAAAAGGTAAATGTGACCGCAGCTTATATTAGTGTTCTTTCTAAAGATAAAAGAGGTAAAAATATTTCTAAAGAATTAATATCAACTCTTAGTGAAATACTTAATGTGTCTCCGTTTTATTTTTTGTTCGACTTTACTTTAAATGATGTTTACGAATCAGGAATTCTCAATAATAAATTAAGTCCAGACATACTTTCTCATACGGATTTCCTTCCGTATATTCTCTTAATCGAAAAAGCATATGATAAAAAAATCCCTGTCTCCACTCTCGAAAAAATCATCAACAGCATAATAGAATTACAGGAAAAATTAAACCCTAACATTAATCATTGTTAGGGTTTTTGTTGTCCTAAATTGTAAAGGTACTTTTGCCCGCCCTTACAATTTAGGACAGTATATTTCACTCTTGAAAAGTATATTTATACTTCAAAATTAATTTGTCTTTCTTATAGTCTACATATATCTTATCTACAAATAAACCTAGGGCTAATTCAGCAACATCAGGATTTTTTTCTAAATCCAACAGTTGTTTTATTTCTCTGAAAAGTATTTCTGTCTTATTATCCATCCGATCAGTTTTCCTTAACTTCTTCTCCAGGACAGATAATTCTTCCTCTAAAATTAGTTTGTTTTGTTTTAATTCTTTAATTCTTTTACCATAAGTATCTACATCAATTATATCCTTTTCGTAGGCCACAAATTGTTTATTCATAGCTTTTTCGATATCGGATAATTCCTTCTGAATAATTTCTCTTCTTTGGACAAGATCTGAATTATTTACGTCCATAATATTTTTCTGATTATTTATTTCATCTCTCAGAATTTCCGGATCGTAAATTATTTTTGTTAAATGTTCTTTTACCATATCCTCAATTATTTCTTTTCTGGTATACGGTAAATGACAGTTTCCGAACTCATTATAACATAAATAATAAACAGGACGCGATCCATCTTTCCTAGTTCTAGAATGAATCTTTCCATAAATTTTAGATCCGCATCTTGAACAAATTAAATTACCGGTTAGTAAATATTTTTTATCAACAGTATATTTCTTATCTATTTTACGCTTATCCAATGACTCTTGTATAGATTCCCAGGTTAAGTTTTCTATTAAGGATTCGTGATTATTTTCTCTGACTATCCATTCGTTCTGAGGTCTAATAACCCTCTGTTTTTTACCCTCTGCATCACGGAAACAATATGAAGTGTTATACATATACGTTCCGATGTAGACCGGGTTTCTAAGGATTGTATCTATCGTTAGAGAGGAGAATTTAGATCCAAGGTATGTTTTTAACCCTCTTCCATTCAACTCTCTACAAATAGCATTCTTACCCTTCCCAGACAGAAACATATCTACTATCTCTTTATAGATTGGAGTATGTATTGGGCAGGGTTCATATCTGGTTTTATCTTCTGATATTCGGTATCCGAAAGCTGGCCTATTATTCGGTCTACCATTCCTGGCCTTTATTAGTTGCGTAGTCTTCAACCTACTCCCAATAGTGGTTCTTTCTTTCTGGGCTATTGCTGCATAAATAGTTAACAAAAATTCATCGTTATCCGATCTACTGTCGTAACCCTCCTTTATTGAAATTAAGAAGGCTCCATAATCAGAGAGTTTTCTTTTTAACTGAATTATGTCTTGAATATCTCTGGAGGTTCTTGAAACCTCCTTGGTTATTAATCCGTGAATTTCTTCATTCTTAGCCATCTCTAAAAGATCTTGAATACCGGTCCTTGAATTCATATATGCCCCAGATTTTATATCAAAAACCGTTCCAGCATATTGATATCCATGAACTTCACACCATTCTTTTAATAGCTTTTCCTGAAATTCTAGAGATGTTTTTTGAGCTTCTTTTTTTGTAGAAATCCTGACATATCCCTGAAGCTTAATTAAACTCTTGTCTGATTCTTTGTCAGAATTTCTTTTTTGCTCTTTATAATTTGCCATTCTCAAATGAGGAGGTATATGATTTTCTTTCAAATAAATTCCCCCTAATGTAAATAATATCAAGATATTTTGATATTATCACAATAAAAAAAGAGAGTCAAGTTATTTAAAACTTAACTCTCTTTTTCTTAATCTTCTTGGCTGAAGAATTTTTTGTTCGTTTAATTAACTCTCTATAAAATATTCTAAGAATATCTTCTCTATTCATATTTCACCAATCCTAATATTTTATTTTAACTCTAACCTTCTGGCTAAATAAATTTTTCTTGTTATTAAAACATTTTTCAAAAACATCTTCTGAGATTGATCCCGGATCTTGATTTTCCGGAAGTTCTATAACAAATACATTATGATCGTAAACTAATCCTTTGGAGTAATCTTTTAGTATTTCTCCACCTTCATCCCCATCCGGGACCAGATAGATATTTTTGAATGGTCTTATTAATTCCTCTTGTTCTTCTGAGATTTTGTTGCCGAAAACAGTTATGACATTTTCATAATCCCAGGATAATATTTTAATAGCATCAAATAGACCTTCAACGATAATCACATAATCTAAATCAAAATCTAGATCGTCATAAGGCCAAACTATAAAGCTCATTTTGGGACCTGGAACATACAATACTCTTTTGTCTTTTTTACATCTTCTTCTGTGATCATTATTCCTTGCTAAAAATGAATAAAGATTACCTTGGAAATATATTGGCATTATTAAACGGTTCCAATAATATCCCGTATGACAAAATCCTACTTTAAATTTTTTAATTGATTCTTCTGTCAATCCTCTCTGTGTTGCATATGTAAAATATTTTTCACTCTTAGAAGTTAGTTTTTTAAATTCATCCGGCAAAGCTATTTTTATTCTCTTATAAAGTATTTTTTTCTTATCGTCTGATTTATCATTTAATGATTGTTCCAGTAGATAATCTTCATCTACTGTTCCGCTTATTCCGCAGATAGCTTTTATGAATTTTACAGCTTTTACATCGTTGCAGTTTCTATATTTTTTAACTAACGAAATAACGCTGCCCCGGTATCCGCAGCCGAAACAATAATGTATTCCGAACCTCTTACTGTTTGGTTCTGCATTTATAGACCATGATGGGGCAGTTTCTATATGTTCCTCATTAGGACAAAACGCCAGGAGTTCTTTTCCCCGGCGTTTGTATTCCATATTAAGACTATCAAGTATCTTTTCGATACTGATATTATGTTTGAAAGATTTAAGTCTGTTCATTTAATAAGTCAGTTTTCCAGCAGAATTTATAGGATAGGTTATGTTTTCTAAATCTAAACTTTTGGCTAGACCGGATTTTATAAAGTCTTTCATATATCCGATATTACTATCTCTCTCCATAAAATTGCAACGACTAAGCCTTTTCTTTCTTTGATCTTTCTTACTTAATTTTTTCCATCTTTCCTTTTTCAAAATTAACACCCCTTCTTTAATAATTTTATCTCTTATCTTTAATATATCTAATCAGTTAAGGTAATTTCCCTTGTTTTGAAAATAAAAGTACGCCGTGTAGAAAAGGTTAAACCTTTTCTACACGGCGTACTTTTAATTGTTTTTACTTTTTCAAATACTTTTCACACCCAACACTTTTTTAAATGAACAGTCGGGATTATTTTTACTTTTCTTTATAAAGAGGAGATACTTCTTTTAAACGATTAGGAATAGTAAGAGGATCTCCGTTCAATTCTCTCGGAACGCCTAAAAGATCTAACATTCTATTAATTTCTTCCCTTTGATTTATTAGATAATCCCTTTCTTTAACAGCCAGTTTCAGACACTCCGTAAGATCCTGAAGACTTCTTAATACTTTATTGTGTTTTTCCTGAAGTAGAAACAACTTTTCCTCGCAGGATTTTTCCATAAATTTTCACCGCCTATATGATTTTTATACATTATAAATCATACAAAATACCTTGTCAATAAAGATATTTTAGAAAACTTCATTCTCAGTATTTTCGTTTTCCGGTTCTCTTTCCTCACCTAGCTTTGATATGTTCCCATGAAATTCTATGTACCCAATATGGTTCTGTTTCCCTCTTCTTTGTTTGGCAGCGTTAATCTCAACTATATCCTCTTCTACCCAGGGGTTATAATATTTATGACGGTAGATTAGAAATATAAGATCCGCTATCTCTTCATATGCTCCAGCGTTCTTTAGCTGTTCCAGAGTCGGTCTTTTATCTTTTTTTGTAAAACTATCCCCAAGTCTTTTTATCTGGCTTAATAAGCCAATATGTACGTCTATAGCCTTACTCATATTTTGAACTTGTTTCAACTTTCTATCTAGCGTTTCTCTGTCTGAGTTTATATCTCTCAGATTTTCAAAACGATCTATGAAACAAGCATCAAAATTTCCTTCTTCCAAAATTACTCCTATCTCATCCAGAGTTGTATCTGGATCATCTAACAGAACTAAGTTTTTGTTATTTGTAATTTCAATCATGGTTCTCTTAACTCTACATACTCTTTTCTTTTTCATAACGTGAGGGAATTTTATTAACTCATCTAAAGTAATCTCGGTTCTCATTGCTAAAAGTGCATCCAGAAATGAAACATCCCCTCCCTCAATTGGGGCAGCTAAAACTTTCTTTCCGTTATTGATTAATCTATTTATTACGTTTGCAACGACTGTAGTTTTACCCATACTAGGACGGCCAGCCCAGATTGAAACTCTTTTTCTTGCTAACCCTTCAGTTAGTCCAGAATCAAAATCATCTCCTAAATGTGTTGGGACGAAAATACTCTTCTTTCTTCTTTCCGTAAAATCTCTCATATAGATTTCGTTTAATTGTTTTCCTGATTTAGTTTTGTTTAGAGTTCTTCCGCTTCTTAATTCTTGATTTATTTTTGATGTTATTTTTAGAAGGTCCTCAATTTCGGTTCTGGGATCTTCCAACATTTCATAAAATTTCGTTCCTCGTTTTTCTAATAAATTAATTCTAACGGAATCCTCTAATAGTTTTTTGATGTGAAATTCTATGTTATCGTTTTTTCCAAATAAATCTTTCAGTTTTCGGATGTATTTATATCCACCATATTCTTCATCTCCAATAATCTGATCTAGAGTATCTTCGTCAAATTTCATATTTCTTTCTCCGATTATTTTTAGAGCCGTGAATATTGTCTTGTGTTTTTTACCTATGAAATTTCTTTCTTGAAGAAGTTTTGTAAACTTTCTTCTATGTTTTGGTGATTGAATCATACTAGAAAGAACTATTTGTTCATTCCTAACATTATGGTTTATTACTTTACTTCCCACGTTGACTATCTCCAACGAAATTTAGAACTACAAAGTTTTCTAATAACTCAATTATATTTTCTGGCAACCATTTATCCAATTCAGATGAACCTACCTGAATAGTCATGCAAGTGATTAAATTATTATGATGTCTTGTTCTTAAAATTTCATCCAGGAAATCTAACTCGACCTCACTTTTTGTTTTCTTGAATTTCAGTAAGTCATCAATAAATAAAGCGGAGATATCTTTTATCTTACTTCTCATTTTCAATTCTTTGTCAGTAAGATTTGATCTGAAAACCAAATCTATTAATGTGTTTGCTAAAATAAAGTATGATTTATTTTCAAAAATATCTTTCTCATTTCTAATTTTTGCGTTTACCCTAGATAAACTTTTCAAAATATTCATAGCTATTATTGAAAGAAGCATTGTTTTGCCAACTCCAAAGGGTCCGCATAAAATAATTCCTTTTCCGTTGATAATATTTTCTTCTAAGTTTTCTATATATAATTTTACCGATTTTAAACTTTCTTGATTTAATTTTTTTTCTTTATTTTTTCCTAAAATACGAAAATCATCTAACTTAGAATTTATGAATTTTTTTGGAATGTTTGAAAAATGACAATTTCTAAACCAAGAGTTGTTTCGTAGCTCTTCTGTTAACAAAATAACATCTCCTTTTTAAAAGCCTTAGAAGGCTTATTTTAGATTTAAAGGTAAATTCGTACCTAAATGATGTTTGCTCATAAATTAAAGAATGTAGGACACGTTGTAGTTGTATTCTAATATCAAATTATAAGTCTAGGTTTTCTTCCTGACTCCCATTTGAGGTTTTAACTCATCTAAATCTTTATATTTAGATCTCCATGTTTCAACATTTCCCCAAGAAGTATCTTTCTTATTTTTCTTACTAGATTTATTTTTGGAAGTTTTGAAAGTTTTCCAAAATAAATTATTATAATTAGAATATATTTTATAAAATCCTGCATTTTGAATCCAGTCACTATCTCCAGAGTTGAAAATATAATCAAAACACCAGAGAGTATATTTCTTAAATTCTTCTTTGTTTCCATCAAAAAATTTTTCTACAAATAATCCAAGTAAATGACTTTCTTTTGAGAATCTGCTGTTTCTTTTGAATTCTGGATCTTCTGATTCGCTAAATTCTAACCAAGTAGATAGGTAGAACCCTAACATCTCTAACTTGTTCCATTTGGAAGGTTCTTTAATCTTCCAAGAAATAAATCTTTTACTTGGATACTTTTTAAATTTTTCTATTGTTTCTTTTCTTGTGTTGCTTTTCGATTCAGTTTGTCTCAGTTTTTGAAACTGATCTAAAGCTGAAGTTTTGTTTTTAGAATTACCAGAGATAGAATTTTCTTTTTTTGCATATTTAATTTTTTTCATTTTTGCTGGCTCTGTACTTCGTATCTTATTATTATCTATTTCTTTATTATTAATAGAAATATTATTAGTATTGTTAAAAGAGATATTGGGTGATCTGAGATCACCACCAACCTTCTTGGTACTCATAGGTTTTTTACTCTTTGGTGGTGAAATGGCTTTTTTCTTACTTTTTTTATTTTCATAGTGAAATGATTTCACTATATTAGAATCTCCGACTTCTGTTCTGTTAACCCCCATTCTGCTAGAGACTCTGACTATATATTCGTCTGTAAAAATATCTTGAATAATATAACTATTAGAATTATTTATACCATTATAATCTACACTCGTTGTTTTTTCTATTATTCCTATACTTTCTAATTTTTGAATTGCAGAGATAGCTGTTCTTCTGCTAATCAAACATCTATCAGCTATAGTTTGATAACTAGGAAAGACTTTTTTAAATTCACTTTGTAAACTAAATAAATATATATAAACCATTCTTTCAGATAAAGACCAATCTGTTTCAAAAATAGCAAAACAACCAGTAAAGTATGGTCCTTTTTCATATAGTAAACATTTATTATTCATATATTTCACCTATTTTTTCTTTTTAGGATAACATTTTGATGTTAAATAATAATTCCAACCAGAATATCTTCCGTCTTCTGTTTTGGCTCTTTCTTTATAAATATACTCATTATCAATTAATTCTTTTATAGATGTTCTAACAGATGTCTTTTTATCTGTTCCCATGTTTCCAATATTAGAAACACTTATTATTTCTCCTTTTTTTCTTAATAAAATAATACAGTCCAATACTCCTTTAGATTTCATAGATAAAAAAGGGTCTTCAATATAATTCAATAAAATCACTCCTTAATTGTTCTTCTATAAGTTTAACGGAAGTATGGAAAACTTAAATCTGTTATTCGTCTTTAAACCAGAAAAAAATAACTTCTGAGGTTTATCAAGTCTCAGAAGTTTTCCATAAGAGATATATTAAAAGAAAGGAGGACGGGAATGATCATGCCAATAATCTTCCTTCTTTTAATATATCAAAATCTTTTTATAATTTCTCACCGAATACCACTTGCCTAAAGAAAAAACTTTAACAGTCTTGAAATAACTTTTTAATTTATCCAGAACTGAATCATCAAAAACATTCTTGTCCCAGACGTAATAACATATAGCATCAACTTTACCTGGATGTCTCCGCTTCATACGTCCGGCCTGTTGAACTATCCTTCTCTTATTGTTAACTGTAGGGGTACAAATAAAGCCCCTATTAAGCTGACTTATGTCTAACCCCTCGTCTGCTACTGCCGTGCCAATTAGAACCCTTAGTTTACCCTTCTCAATCAATCTCTGTGCTAATTTATATTCTTCTTCAAGACCTCCGATTGCTAGTTTAGCTTTAATTCCTTGTTTCTTCAATTCTTCTTTCCAATTATGGCAGAATTCTAATCTATCAGCCAGAAGAATAGAGTAATTTCCTTTATCATATTCTTTCTTTAGAAATCTAAAAATTAATTGGTTTCTTTCTTCATCGTTAACAATCTGATTCAGAAATTCATTATAATCTATTCTTTCGTATTCTTCACCTATTTCTTTGGGATCGTAATAAAAATCTGTTGGGATTACTCTTATTTCTACCTCCATTGCATCTCCGGCTTCCTCCAGGTCTGAATCTTCTACTGAGGCTACAACCGGTCCAAATGTTTGAAACATTAAGAATTGCTTTCCATCTTTTCTGTAGGGAGTAGCTGTACCACCTATCCTATATTTTGCTTTCATATGATTTACTATGTTTAGAAACATTGGAGCTGCTGCTCGATGTATCTCATCACCAATAACAGTTCCAAAAATATCGGATAGTTTTTTAACGTCTTTAGAGACACTATTTATGATTCCAACAGTAACTATTCCTATCTCCTTCTTGCCTCCTCCGTAAGAGGCTATCAGGGGCGTTGTCGTTGATTCAGAAGTTGATATTAAACCCTTCAAATTCTTAACCCATTGATCCTGTAATTTTTTAGTCGGAACAATAATCAAAGTTCTCTGACCAAGTTGAACCATAGTTTGAATTAACATTATTGTTTTTCCGCTTGAACAAACACCCTTAATGATTCCTTGTTCAGCTTTTACAGCCTCGTTAACTGGTTCTAGTTGATACTCTTTTAGTTTAATAGTTGACTTAAACTTAAAAGGTTTGACTATTCGCTGATCAATTATTTTAAACTTCAACTTTTCTCTTTCAAAAATATTAAGTATTTCCTGGAAGGAGCCTCTGGGTAAAGATATGAATTTTTTATCAATCTCAAAAGTTCTTATGTACTGATTTTCAGTAGGTCTAAATCCGGCAGCTCTCATTTTGTAATATGTAGGGTTCTTCATAGTAAACATATCTTTCAATTCTTTGATTAAGGTCTTTGAAAGACTTTTTAAGGGTATTTTGATTTTATCCTTAATGATTAACTCTATCAAATAAATCACTTCCTCAAATTATCTTCTATAACAAAGTAATTGTTCCACGTAGAACATTTTAAATATTCCTAACTATTATTATATCTAAATACTTTTACAAATAAAAAAAGAGAACAGTTGTGCAAAACTGTTCTCCCCAGAATTTCTAATCTCCATAATAAGAAATTCTGTATTGGTTTGAATCTTAAATATAAATATATAGTAACTCTAAAAGAAAATCAACTTTAATTTTGATCATCAATAACTTTTGTAGTTCTAATTTCTTCTTTAGGTTTTTCTGCTACAATTTCTTTTGTGGTACTTTCAAAAACAATACCACTTCTAAGACCATGAATACCAACAGAGGCCAATCCCATCACCATCCCTTCCACAGCCCCGTCTATCGTTCTAAAAGATAACAAACCAACAATTACACCTATCCCAGCCATAACCCAAGGTATATATTTGTTATTTAATTTGTTGGTATGAAATCTGAATAAATATCCTAAAGCATTTAAAAATACTATTACTGTTGATACTGATATTTTTGAGTTTAAAAGTAAGTTCTCCATTAAACAAACCCCCTAATGCCCTTTTGTAGTTAAAATATAAATAATCAATGCTGTTAGTAGTGTTGATAAAATATTAGTTGTTATTGTAATCCAAGGAGGCCAACCTACTTTTATTTCTGAAACCTTTTTTGATATTTCTTCTTGCATTGTTTTTACATTCGTCTTAATTTCATCTAACTCACTATTGAAATCATTTTTCAATTCTGTAATACCTTTTTCGAAAGAACAAGTTCCCCTATACTTTTCACATTGACTAAGAGGGACAAACTGTTTGTTAACCATGTCGTCCAACCTTTCGTGAACTCGTTTAAAGTTATCTCCAAACATATCAAGAGATTGCTGATATTGCTGGAGAAAGGTTTTTAAAATCACTTCTTCACTAGACATTATAATCCCTCTTCTCTAATCTATTTATATTTATATTGTCTAGGCAGTTTTCTGTCTTCAAAACTAAAAATGTCGTAACCTTGCCTATTCGGTATCCAGTGTCTTTTCGCCATAATTATAACAGATCCCTTGATTTCTCTAGACTCTTGAGATCTTATAATAACATTTGAAACAGTATCCAATAAATCCTCTTGTCTTATTTTCATACCAGAAATTATATCGCTATTAAAAGTATCTACTCTTATAAATGCTTGTGCTGGAATATCATTAGAATTAAATTGGTTTATGATTGTTATTTTTACTTTACCTGCTCTATCAGAAAACTTTTGTACTGAAATTGTAGCTATACATTCTTCTTCAGAAGAATCTTTTCTTCTAATAATTGAATTTCCAAAATAATCTTCGTCAGCCGGATAAACTAATTTGGCTGTAGAATTTCCATCCAGGAATATTTTTAAAGTGGTTTCTGAAATTAAATCTTTTCTTTCTTCGATTCTTATTTCAGCAGAACTAAATTCATTATGATAATTAAAACCTCTTATTTCTGCTGTTGAATTTGTTTCTAAAATTTGCTTCAATATAGACTCAGAAATTATATCTTTTTGTTCTTCTCTCCGAATAATTGCTGAACTTTTTTCGTTTTTTGTTTCTGAAATTCTAATAAAACCATTTGATTCTTTATTACTTATTACTTTAAGAGAAGAGGATGAAGTTATGTCTTTAAAATCCTTACGTCTAATGATTGCATTAGAATTTATTGAATTAAGGACTTCAGCATAAATAAAACCTTTCCCATTAAAATCATAGTTTTTTATAGCCCTTATAACGGCTTCGCTATTCATATTTTCAATATAAATTATTTTTGCCATACTTAGAGTGTCTTGCTTAGAAGATCTCCTAACAACCAAATTTGATGTTTCGTCAGAATTAGTTTTTACTCTGATTCTTGCATCTGAAATCATTCCAGAGAAATATCTAAATTTAGCTGTAGAAATTTTTTGATTTAATTGTCCTACTATTTTTATTCCTGAAATTATTTCATCCTTTTCTCTTTCTCTTATAAAGGCTGCCCCATGAATACTATTAGAGCTTTTCAATTTAGCTGTAGAAATTTTATTAGAACCTCTAATTCCGGCAAAGGAATTCATATTGTAATTTGTTTTAGACGTTATAATAGCCCCAGAAGGTATTCTTGAAGAGACTACTATATTTACTGTGCAAATCTTATTTGATAGCCTGATTCCGGCCATAGAAACAACCGTAGAACCATCGTAATTTGATAGACTTATCTGAGAAGAAAGATCTGAATCTCCTCTCAATTCTTTTAGTAATGCTGTTCCAGAAATATCTTCTGAATCTCTCTGATATTCTGAAATTATTCTTGATGTGCAATATTCTAAATCAAGTTTATCCTTCCTCCTTATCACCGATGTTCCCACTTTATTTTTTGAACCATAAAAAATAGGTTCCAAGAAATCTCTAAACTCAAATTCTATTTTTGGAGAAATAATAAGATCTTCTGTTTCTTTAGCTGATATTGAAAAAGTTTTATTTACTTTTGTTTTTAATAAAATATTTACTACTGTCTTTCCTCTACTTTTCAGATCTTTTAGATAGTCTAAAATATTAACCCTATTAACCTGAGATACTATGTTGAAGTTGAAGACATAGGTTAAGTTGAAAGCTAAACTTTCAGCCCAAGTAACACTATTTTCTTGCCAGTCTCTATCTATTTCATAAACTTCAACTTCTGGTTTTTCTAAATAGCTATCAAACATTGGAAAGTATAAAAAGAGATGTGCTTTCCTTATCTCTAAAGATTCTCTCTCTAAATCTAAATCTAAAATCTGAGATACGTCAGCTTGTAGTAAGACAACATATTCTCCATCAAGAGATTGTCCCAAAGACATATTTTCATAGTATCCGTAATTACTTCTAGGCCTTGATTGTCTTACGAAAGCATCTTTTGTTATATAACTATTAATTTTATAAACAGGAAATTGGATCAAGTTATAATTTAGATCCATTTCCGTCATTCCTACGATTCTTGCCCAACTAGGAAATTTATTTTTGTAGGAAATAAAAGAAGATGAATGAGTTTTATGATTGGTCATATCAAGTAAAGCTTTGGAGATTGTTTCTAGTCTTTCTTTTATGAATCCAGTAGACCCTTTTGTATTTGAATCTAATCCAAAAGGAACAGAAAAAGAAACGTCCATAGTAGTGACGTTTCTAATTTCTGCCTGAGAATTTTCTGATAAATGACTTTCTTTAATCCTTATTCCTGCTGTTGATAAAGATTCATATATAGCCATTTATATAGGTTCCAAAAATGCTTGTATTTGAAATTGAGAATTACCAGAAACTAATTCTGTCGGGTATATTCTCACATAGAAATTCTTTTTCTCTCCAGAAAATAAAACTACATTTAGAGGATACTGAGGTCTGAAATTCTCACCACTTAGACTTAACTCTATTTTGGTTTTTTGATCCTCTATTTCTGAATCATTTAACAAACAATAGTCTCCTACTTTTTTAGCTGCAATTCCATTTTGTGATACTATCAATCTGATATTAAAGTTACTGTTTGTATATGAGTTAATCAATTCAACAGGATAAATATTTGAATATAATTTACCAATAAGATTTCCGGCATCTAGAGGTCTTATTTTAACTTTGTCTGGACCGGTATAAAAATCATAATCAGTCTGAACATCATCAAAGCTTAGACCTTTCATAATCCACAATTCATAAGAATTATCTAGCTGAAGAATATATCTGAAATTATTTTTTGGTATTGGCAAATATATTTCAGGAGATCCTTTTTCTAAAACTATTTCTCTGTTCTTTCTATAACTTATATTTATTCTATCCAAGAAACCGTTCTCCGGTATAAATATCTTAATATTCAACTTATTAAAAATCCAAGACTTATTCCAGTCCTCATAGAACATATTGTTTAATTCGTCTGAAGTATTCCCATTTATAATTTCATCTGTTTCTACAAAAATACCATAAGTATATTTGAACCAAAGATTTGATTCTGTATTTATCAAAAATCTACAATCTTTTGAACATTCTATTAGTAAATGATTAAACTCTTCCCAATCAAAATTCTCATAATTAAAAACAACAATAGAAGAACTACCTTCTTTGGGTTTAATTTTACCAGAAATAATTTCTGTCGTTTCTGGGCTTATTGTAAAGTTCGTTTCAGCAGAACAATCATCTGATTCTGAAACAAATTCTTTTACTACTGCTGATACAGCGTTTTCTCTGAAATAATAATTCAATTCTGGCTGTTCTATATATACATAGTAATAATAATGAGTATCTTTTTCGGGAGGATTATCGTCTGTATATTCTGTTTCGTTTATATTATTTGTTTCAAAAATAACCTTACTAGCATCAAAATCTAATAATTCTGTCTTGCTTCTTAATACGTAGGTTTTTGTAAATGTTCCAAAAGGGACTCTTACATCTTTCCATTTTAGATAAACTAGATTGGGATATATTTGACTAGGAAAATCTATCTCAGTAGGAATAACCTCTGTATTCATAACTATTTCTGATTTATCAATTTCTAAATAAATGTCGCTAGAGTAAATAGCGAAGCCAAAATCATTATCGCTATTGTCAATATTTTTAATTATCTGAGTTATATCAATAACTACTTCTCCAGGCTGTTCATTCTCAAAAAATATGTTTAAAACATTAGAGGTATCATAAGATATTCCACTGTTATAAGTTACGGTTTCTTCATTCCAGTCTGTTAAGTTGTTGATTCTATAGATACTGATTCTTCCTGGTATATCTAAATTATTTACTATTGTTTTTACATTTAATTTTAGTAGTGCTTTTGATATGTACCCCAAACTTTTGTTCAGAGGTATTTTGAATAAGCTATGATTTCCTGACCCTATTTTTAATATATCGTCTGAATTGAAGTTCAGTAATCTTTCACTAGAAGAAATATATGTAGATCTTTCACAGTAATATCTTGGACCTTTCACTAACTCAATACTTACACCAGAAGTAATTCCTTTAAATATTCTGGGTGAAAATATTCCTAGTTGTGAAGTTATTTCTTTTTCTTTTGCTACTCTTATTATTCCTGTTGAAGTTTGAATAGTTATTCCAAGAGGTTTTACTGTTACTGTTATTGTTATTTTTAAATTACTAGGATTAGCTATTCCTTCCGGTAAGATTAATATTCCTGTGAAAACATAATTTCCGGCTGTTTCTGGATTATAAGTAGGATTACTATTCCAAACTATTTGTAATGTAGATGTTAAACCATTACTTAATAAAACATCTGTTGATTGTAGTAATCCCAAGGAGTTTATGTCTGTTCCGTATTTGACAAATATGTTTGATTCAAAGATACTTTGAATGGATGTAATATTAGCAGCTAAAACTATTATATTTATACTTGCAGTTATATTGCTAGGATTTAATACCTCTTCTATTAATGCTAATTCACCAACAAAAGTACATGATCCGGCTATATTTTTATTATAGCTGCTAGTATTCCATATTACAGCTAATTCTTGTGCTGTATCATTACTAAGTATGACTGTAACAACTGTTGGTAGTATTATAGAAGTTAAGTCTGTTCCGTTTGCTACTGTTATATCTGATAAAGTAGAAACTGAAACTATATCAAAACCCAGTGGTGAATTATCAATAAATAGAGGTCTAAATCCAAATATTGCATTAACTTCGTCAGTTCTACAAGCATCTCTATATCCTGCACTACCATACCCTCTAATAGATATATAATTCGGTAAAGATTCAGATATATTTCTTCTTGAAGATGTTATACAATAAAACGAACCTAAATTCCAGAATACAATATCTCCTGGAACTATTAATCCTCCAAGTGTACTTTCTGTTATGTACTTATCCCATTCATTTTCCTTACTACTATTGTCCCATCCCCCGGATGGTAGTCGAACTATTACGTCTGTTAACGAATCTATTTTAACAGGGACTCCACTAGCTGAAGAAACTCCAGAAGTATTTAAAGTATCCCAACTAATAGAAGATTGAATATTTCTGTCAGCTACAAATTTCTTTCTACCTAAACTGTCCCATCCTACTAATGTTAGAAAAAAGCTTCCATCAGGATTAGATACGGCACTTGCTGGAAGTAAACTTGCTGTAGAAACTCCTAACTGGCTGAAAACTCCAAAAGAATTTGAAGTAGCAGTGTATTTACAAATTATTTTATCTCCAAGAGACATACAATTTGCTAAAGTTGTTTTTGGAGGGGTATAGATATCTATAGCATCCAGATCTAAATATGCATTATTATTTAATTTCAGTACAACATCATGTCTTGTATCAGATAGATCTATTTTTTCAAACCATAGCGTTTGTAATTGATACGAACTACCGTATTCACTTGAAGGATAAGATATTCCATCAATAATTACTGTGATATTATTGCTTCTATTAGGATGTATTGCTCCTACAAATCTCAAACCTGTTCCGTTGAAAGAAAAGGACATTGTTGCATTAACCAAATTCGTATAGTGATAATTTCCTCTATACGAGCCAGAAACAGATGCGTCCAATAACCATCCACTACTATATACAAGTCTACTATCAGTGTCGTTTACTCTCGTCCATCCTGTTTCTGGAGATAATAACTGTTGCCCTACTGTCGCCAAATCATATCACCACCTTTTATTACCATACACCGCTACCATCTTCTTTAAACTCTAATACTGGACGATAGCCCATATTTGCTGCCAAATATCCACAATCAATATTAACAAAAGAATTTGATACACGAACTACTCTATTAGAGGATGCTGCTATACCTAATATTGGAGTATCTTTTGTAAAACTATATCTAGTGTTTGCGTTCCAAACATTGTCTGCTGCCGGAATTATTTTTCCACCTAAATCAGATTTAATTATATACGTATCCCATTCGTTTATAGTAGGCCAACCACCTTTACCTTGATTAGAAGAACTTTTTTCTCCATTAACATCTGAATAGGAACAACCACCTGAAAGAGATCGTAATAGGATTTGTTTTGATGAGAATGTATATATTTTACCTTCTATATACCCAGCTGCATTCAAATTATTCCATGAAATATTCGTTTGAACAGTTCTATCACCTATTAACAAACCTTTATCTGCTTTAAGTAAAAAGGCTTTTCCATCAATGGTAGGTATATCATATCCTGCGGTTGTAATTTCTGTAACCGTACAAGTACCTAATTCACTAGGGAAACCTACTATTCCAGATGTTAATGCTGTCCATCTGAAAGGAATATAATCGCCAACTTGCATATCATAAATGCTTGATCTTAAAATTCCGCTTGTTGCCGGGATCGGACACATAATTAAATCACCTCTATATCATACATATTGTTCTTGATATTCTTACCGGATCTCCTCTAAACATAAAATTAATAGTATGTACTTTTGAACCATAAACAATATCTAAGTCTACTTTAAAATCTTTTCTATTACATTTCATAATCAAATCCATAAATATACCTCTCTGAGATACATTATATGACACGATATTTTTAACGTAAAACTTCAAATCATCCAAAATATATTCTTTTTCATAACCTAAATTGTAAGACATATTCCCCATAGATTTTTTCAGAGGAATAACATTTCCCGTATTCCCAATAAAATTCGTATATCCTTCTTTGAAATAAATAAAACCTAAAGAACCGTCTGACACCAACAATTCTTCATCTGATTTATCTTCCTTCAAACTAATGAAATAAGGTTCCCTATTTATTTCAAAAAATCCTTTAGAATTAAGGCTTATATAATCTTGATATTCTTGCTTTAAAATTAAATCCAAAAGAGTATTCCTGGAGTCTGTATCTAATAAAAACTTTCCTTTTTCTTTATTATAAACAAACTTAAATTCTTTTCCTTCTTCTAATTCTTGAAGTTTTGAAAAATCAAGATTATTAAAGTCAAAAATTCCTTCATCTGCTGAAAAAGAAATATTGCTTAAAGCATTTGATTCTTTCACTACTATTTTTTCAATATTTTCTTTTGGTATATCCAAGAAGTCATTTCTTTTACCATTCTGTATTTCGCTTATGAATAAACCATCTTTCAACTGAGCATTCCATAACATAAATAAATCATCTCCCTTAACATAAAAATAAAGCGGAGATCCGGCTATTAAGCCAAACCACCGCTTTATTAATTCTTAGACGTATTTGTAACTAAATCTTGTTAACCACCAAATTTGACCTGCTGCCGCATCTGCTTTTGCTACAAGTTTTAATTTGACTTTGGAATAATTAGCTTTGTTGGTTAAAACGTCGCCATTATTTAAGGTTCCCTTTATAATCCCGGCAACACCTGACCTACTGTAGACTACAGCCGTATCAGATCCTCCAACCTCTTCATAAACACCATTTCCCAATGATGAAATCCAACCTGCATCTGTCTCGAATAATGCAAAAACAGAAGCTTGAGATTTTGTTGCTACCGGTCCTTCATCCTTGCCGGAGGCTGCCTCATCTCCAGGAACATAACTTTTCGTGGTTATTGTAACGTCCTGCATATCTGAAAGTGTCTCTGCCCCACCTTTGTTATTCCAAATATGAAATACTGCCGGAACAGATTCTCCTCCGGCATCTACTGTTCCGGCATCCCAACCACCTACTACTTCAGCAATACTATCTTTATCATACCAACGTACATCTGGCGGTCCTGCCATAATTGTTACAACCTCCTCTGTGTATAGATTTCCATATGAAAATCACCTATAATTGATTCTGGTGAATTCTCGCTTTTCAAAACAACGTAAACTCTTTCCATTCCTGTTTCGTCAATAACCGGAATGTCCATAATGTCCCACAAAATCGTATTAACAGATCCAGAATAATAAATTGGATTCTTTTCTGTTTCGTCTGTAAAGACAGAAACATTAAAACCCATAACTCCGGCTGTCCCGATAACTTTTATTCCTTTAATAATTCCGTAAGGATAATAGGGAAACCAGAATCTTTCAACATCTCCTGGAGAAACATCAAACAATTTATATTCTTCTTTTATGAGTTCTCCTGAAATGATGTTTAATTTCAATCTCATCTGTGATCCACCCCCAAATTAAAAAACAATGGAAGAGGACCAGAATAATCGTCTGATTGTTCAACTTTTATCGTAAAATCAAAAAGACCAAGAGGATTTAGAAAACCAAGACTTAAGGATTCTAAACCATTTATAGTTACCCATTGGTATCCGAACTTTGTTTCATATTGTTCTGTAAAAATATTTATGTTTGTAGCTGTAGTCTCTGTTTTAGGATTGAAAAGCTGCAAAGGAATTTCTAAAACTCCATTTCGCATAATCCCCAAGTTTGTTAGGTCTGTCGTTGACAATTCTTGTCCATCTTTCAATACTTGAAGATATGATCCAGATTCGTAAACATCTCCACCAGAAAAAATTGTTTCTAAATTATCTAACTCGTTACTTAATTCATCTTTTAATATTACTCTTCCATTGAGAGGCATTGTCGATAATGTAAAATCTAAACCATTACTATCATCTGGAACAACTTTTGATTCTATCAATACTGATTCACTATCATATAATTCAACAACTTGTCCTGGTAATATGTTTCTTATTTTTAATGAGTCTCCAAGGCTTACTAAGACCCTTTTAACATCAAAAGGTATGTTTCCTTGTTTTAAGATAAAGCCACAGGATATAGCCCCTAGAAACTCTGTCTTGTCTATAAATTTAATACCGTTCTCCTGTATTCCATAGAAAGACCAAAGACCATTTTCTTTTACTGTTCTAAAACCTATAAAATCTTCTTCCGCTAAATCTAAATCTTTCAATAATTCTAATCTCTCATAGGAATTCCTCCAAACCAATAGTCCAGCTTGTGAAATATTATCTTGAGGAGCGAAGTCGGAATAGATGTCTATGACAATATTATTTTCTGCCGGAAGATCAAATAAAGCGAAACATTCTACATCCGATTGTATTAATCTCAAATAATCAATTCCTAGAGAATAGTTTTCTGAAGAAAATTTCCACCTATCATTTAGACTTCTAAAAGTATCTTCGAAATAAAGGCCACTTCTTGATTTATATAAACCCAATCTTAAACACCTACCTTGTTTTCTTTCCAGGCCAGTTAGACCAGAAATAAGGTCTTCCCATTATGAGCCATATTAATTCACTACTTTCTTCTTCTTTCTCGGTTAAATTAACATCTTTAATTATACTTATAGGTATAACTTGTTTTATCCTTAAAGCATTTTCTATTGAATCATTTATCAAAAGTATCTCTTTGTTTATTCTGTTAAAAAAAGAATCTTTTGATTTTCTGATAATTATTTCTGGCCTATTAATAACAAATTCTTTTTGCTCTTTCAATTCTGTTATAATTTCATTATTTAACCTAAGAAGTTTTTTCTGTTTAGGTATAACTATAGGTAAAATATTATCCCTAACCATATCTTTAAAATCTGTTACCCTAGTTATAATTTCTTTGTTTTTTAGACTTGATAGCTTTCTTTTTCTAATCTTTATCGGAAGAACTTTTTTATTTTTTGTAAAATTCATTAATGGAGAGAGAACAGATTCTAAAATAGCCCTACCTTTCATCTCCTCCAAAGAATCTACTATAAATTTTTCAGTAATATTTCTTGTTGCCATTAAGTCTTCTAAGACATAAAGAATATTTTCCCGAAGTATTGGAGTAGCTCCGGAAGGTAGTTCTATTAATTCTGACATCATACTTGGTTGATTAAATTCTGAGAAATCTATAAGGGAGAATTCTTCTAACGATTCTCTCCTTGAAAAACTTTCGCTATTCAATATTTCAAAATCATATATTTCATTCTTTGTGCTTAATTTGCTTTTTTCAACATCTACTATTCTTATATTATAAGGAGTAAGATTTAATAGTTCCTGAAAATAAACTTCACCAACCAGACCTTTATCTCCAGAGATTATTTTACTTTCTAATAACTCCTCAATAGGAATAATTCTATTAAATTGTGTAAGATAATCTTCGATAGACTCTATTTCAGAAACAAGACTATTCCCCAAGAAATTATCTGGAATAAATACGTTGTAATTTTGGTGGGGAGATCCCTCAATAATACTTTCGCCCCTTATTTCGTGAATATTTGAATTAGCAAAATCCATAAATCTATCAGAAGGGATAACTTCTTCTATTTGATCTTTATAGAACATTCTTCCGTTTTCAATTATTGACTCAGAAATATTTATTTTATTTGAAACGATATCATTTGAAACCGTTAAGACAAGATTATTTTCCAAAGACATTTCTTTATTTTCTGATATTTCTGACTCAAAAATATTGTTCTTATCAAACTCTGGAGAAGATGTTAAATCTATTTCAACTGTTTGATTATTGACAAACTCTTTGCTTGAATCAATATTAAAGACAACTATATCTTTTTTGGATAATTCTTTTTCTTGAATTATAGAGAATGGAATTTCTGGAGATATTCTTTCAGAAGAGCTTATAGAAATTAATTCTGATAAGGGGTAATGTGGTTCCAATAAATAAGTTTCCGAAAGTAAAAATTCTTCTTCTGGAATAATTCTTTCTAAATTCATACTCTTAACAAAATCTTCTCCATAATTGACCTGGAGAATATTTAAGATTTTTTCGGTTAAAGGATTCTCCGCTGTTAAACTTTTTCTCATTAAATCTTTAATCCAATGGATATCTATAACTACCTTATTCTCTAAATCAAAGGATTTAATTTCTTCTGGTAGTTCCAAGATATTATCCTTAAAAGATAGTTCTGGATTAAATAAATTGTTTGGCTGAAAATACATTTCATTATTTATTTTCTGAGAAGAGCTAAGAGAATCTTTTTCAAACTCATCTATTAAAATAGCCTTCTCAGAATCAATTCCAGAATCTATTTCTACTTCTGAGACTACTTCCTCCTTAGAATCTTTTAAATAAATTACAGTATCAATAACTTCTCTTGCTATACCAACCTGAAGACTATTACTAACCTCTGTTTCTAAATTGTTAAACATTCTTGAATCTTTACTCTCAATTTCTACTATTTCTAAATTATTTAATACTTCTGATTTTTTATCATCAATAATTACTGTTTCTAAATTATTTATCAGATATCCTTTTATCTCTTGAAGGATATCTTTTACTTCTAATTCTTTTTTATAAAAATCAAAATAATTATTTTCAGATTCCAACCAAACATATCCTACTTTGTTTCCATATTTTTTTTCGTTATTAGTTACAATTTCTTGAATATCTTTTTTTATAGATTCTACAAAGTCAGAAAGAATGCTTTCAACTTCAACTACCCTTCTAGTAAAACCTCTATTTATCCTTAATTCCTTTCCATCACATTTACTATAATGGGGCAAGGTAAGAGGAGTCTTTAAGTATTGTCCTGAGAAAAGAATTGGACATTCTAACCCATACTTTTTGAAAAAAGTATGGGAGACGATACTCAAAGAATAAATTTTCTTCATAATCGTCTCCCCTTTATTTTATTCTACAGGATCTTTTTCTTTGAATACAGCCAGTCCAATAGGATTGTATGGGGTTATCCCATCTATTCTGTAAGGGGTTCTGGGAGTCGTAGGTAAGACAAATTTATAAACATGGTTGTAAGAATAAGATACCAAAATAATAGCTTTATTTACTGCTGCTGTATTTAAGGTTATTGTTTTTGTTTCTTCGTCATAAACAAAACCTGTTGTTTCAATACATTCATCTTCACTATTGATTGTTACTACAAGACCCTCTTTCCCACCTGTAGGGGCATGAGGGACATGGAATATCTTATTGATTCCGTCACCAGTTCCAACCTGATAAAGACTGACATCTTCCTGAATTTCAAACTCATTATTTTGATAAACATTTTTCGGGTGCATAGCAAAAACATCGTCCAGTTTTCCTACATACCCGTCGTTAGGATGAACCAAATATATTTCAGATAAATGATATTTACCGGAATAAACCGAAGGATTGTATCTTCCTTCTCCTGAATCTATTGCTTTGTCGTGAGTTATAAAAGCAAAATAATGAGTTTGATAATATGCTCCACCTATTGATTGTTGTAGTAAAGGACTAGAATTTCCATTACTTGTCCCCGGTCCGTAATCAACTATGGAATTTCCAAGTTTTTTATTTGCTGACCATAAAATTTCATCAGTATCTTTACACCCACCAATAAGAACCATATTCTTTCTTGGAGATTTCCCTATTGTTTGTAGTCTTCCAGCGTACAAAGTGGAGAAGTAGGCTAATTCTGCTCCTACAGCCGGATCTGGTCTTATAAATAAAATCATTCTATCCTTATTAATGTTTCCCCAGAAATAGATAGAACTATCTCTCTGCCATCCTCTACCAAAGTTTGTTTCCGAAGTAAAAGAAACAACTGTCGGAAGTGAAGGGAATGAATAATTCAATGAATTATAAACAGCCCCCATTAGAGACTGAGTATTTAAGCCATCAAAAGTTGCTGAAGATATATCTGGAATAGTTACTGAAAAATCTCCTATAGAAGTGCTATTATAAATAGTCGTTGTATATATAACATCTATTTTTTGACCTGTTCCTGGAGCGTTTTCAAAGTCTATTATTCCTTCTACATAGTTAACTGTATAATCAGTATCTATTTCTTTTAATAATCCACCAACCGTAACTTCTAACAGAGAATCCTCTTTTATTGGTTTTATAGGTACGGAGAATTCTGTTTCTTCTCCATCCCCAGTTCCTATAGTTACATCTAATTCACTGTTGAAAAGTATTAAGTATTTTGCTGTTATTTCTACTTGAGATAATGGAGCAGTATTAAATGTCACTTCTCCCAGGGTGTAATCTATCGTGTAATTAGAGGTAGTTACTCCATTGAGATAAACAGTAAGAGAATCTGGTTTAATAGGAGTATTAGGTATAAGAAATTTTGTGGTAGTACCATTACCAGTTCCTATTGAGACCGGACTTCCTCCATCTTGTATTAAACTCTGATTTTCTAAAAATATATTGTTAAAAGTAAAGAATATTAGTTTAGTAGGAGGCTCTGGAGCAGAACTTCCTAATTTATATGTTACTGTTATAAGACTATTTAGTTCTGGTGCTACAGAAAATCTTATCCTTCCTCTTTCTTTTTCTAATGTATAATCTGTTGATTTTATTTCTACTCCATTTTTGTAAAGAGTAAAAATAGAAGTATCAACTGGATATAGTTTTAATTGAAAATCAGTTTTAACCCCATCCCCAAGTCCTACTAAACCTAAAGGGGAATCGTTAAAAATAATTCTGTTATCGTTAAACAATGAATTGGATGTATTGTATCCGTAGACAATTCCTAGAAATCTAGTTTGGAGATCTGATCCTAGAGACTTAAAAAGCCTAACCTCTCCAAAATTAAAACCATTTTTTATTCTATACTTTAAAAAATTATTCCAACCGTTTTTCGACAACTCTGTACTTAAATCATCGACAATAGATTGGACATATGAAGAATAATCAACCCACATTTATTCCATCTCCTTTTCGTAAAACCCGATACCTGCCGGCCTATAAACTGTTCCCGGTCTTTTTGTAAAAGGGGATATTGATCCAATAGAAAAATACCTATAAAGATCGAATTTATTAGGACAGTTTGCTTTCCTTATTTTTAGTTTATCTGAATTAATCATCGACATTCCAGGGAAAAGTATTATGTTTGGGAGAAATCCCCGAACCCCCTCTTCCGGATGAACGACGTAAGCCCTAGAACTATGAATTTTATTACTATAAGCCGAAGGATTAAATTTATAATTCATCAAAGAATCCAGATACGCTCTAGGATAATCCAAAACGGAAGATCCTGAAGGTCCCGATATTATTTTAGATCTTTCTGGAGGCATACTATTAGGTGGGGCATTCCAACTAAGATATCCTGCTTGATACCTAGAACCATATTTAGATCTATGAATCATTATATTATCAATTCCATTTCCACAAAGAGAACCATAATTCTTAAGTATTGGCATTATAGAAGAATCTTCTGGGGAAATAAATGGATCGGAACTATCATAGTCTATAAAAGATTCTTTTGATTCTAAGGCACTTCCGGTTATTATTACATCTGAATATTTATCTGTTTCAGAAAGAGACTCTATTTTACCCCAATATAGAGGTATTGAGGGAACTAGATTATTTTCAAAATTGCCGGAATTGTCGGCTTGTAAAATAAAAAATAAAGAATTTTCATCTAAATGTCCAGATAATCTTAAAAGACTATCTGACCATAAGTTATTCGTGCTTACTAAAAAACCTTCGTTATAGTTTGTATTCTTTACTTCTAAATCTGGTGTTCGTAGATTTATAGGAACTATGGGAGATTGCATACATTCTGGTTTTGCAACAAAAATTTTAAAAACAGGACTGGCACTAAATTTCAAAAAACCAGTCTTTTTAATTTCTATATCCAAAGAAGCTTTCTTAAAATCACCCAATATACCCTCATCCCATGCCATAACTACGTCTTCTCCGTCTGTGATATCTGGAATCTTTTCTGTCATATAAGTATAGATAGTAGAATTTCTTCTGTAGTTAGGGAATTTGGAAGTAACCCACTCACCAAGCAATTTGTAACCTGTTTTATCTTTGATTTCTATACCATTTTCAGGTGTTGGAATTTCTTCGGTATCTAATATTGGTACTATATCTACGGGAATAGATCCATAAAACATTTCAAAATATCCATAAGAAGCTAAACCGAAGTAAATATCAGGACTTTCTACACCTTCTGGTTTTTGTGGTGAAAAAATAAAATGCTCTGCAATATGAAATTCTATAGGAAAATTACTCTGTAAAGGAGAAATTGGGTTTATAAAATTCGCTCCAAAAACAACTTTCTTGAAATGCGATTCTAAAGTCCATCCTTCAGATTCCAATAATTCTTGAAACCCAATTTGAATTTTAGATTCTTCGATCATTTTCTCATCTATCCAAGGCATTTCCTAAAACCTCCTTTATTCTGTTTTTTCAAAAATACCAATACCCATAGGTCTATAAACTGTGCTAGGCCTACTTGTAAATGGTGATATTCCACTTATTTCTTTGAAGATATAATAATCGTATTTATTAGGACAAAATTCACTCGTAGCCTTCAATTTATCCTCATCTATTAAAGAAAGAGGATTTATTGCAACACATAATCTTAAATTACCCCTAACTCCCTCTTCAGGGCTTATAACAGAAATCTCAGAAGACATTCCTTCTTCTGAATATCCCGAAGGATTAAATTGATAAAGAAATTCATCTTCTGAATTCTGACCCCAAGACCTCGGATATTTATTATTCCCTATTCGGTCTGGAGATACTAGATTAGAAATAGTATTCCAAGACAGATAATGAGATTTATAATATGACCCGTTTTTATTTTTCATAACCATAACATTATTAATAGCATTTGCCGGATTCGATTCGTAAGTTTTAGATAACGGTAATATTGTTTCTATAGGTTCATTAGATGAATCATCAAAGTTATAATTTGTTTCGTTTGGAGTTGTTCCTGTTATTAATACTATTGTTCTTTCTTCTGTTTCTTCTAAATCTATTTCTCCAAAATAAAAAGGAACTGTCGAAACAACATTTCCTTCAAAAGCAGAAGTATTGTCTGCCTCAATTATTAAAAATATAGTTCGGTAATCTAATTGCCCTTTTACTTTAATATCACTATCTTCCCACCAATTAGTATCATAAATATCTATACCTAAATCATTATCCTTATAGACATTATCTAGAGAATGTCTTCTAATATTTATGGGAACTATTGGTGATTGCATTGTTTCAGGAAAATTGTCAACTTTCAATTCGTATTCATCCTCTAGAGGATTGTATTCAAAATAAGAAATGGTTTCTTGGTCTAAAGAATAATTTTTAGCTGTATCATTGTCTTCCCAAGGAAAAAGTTCTTCTTCCTTATTTATAATCTCTTCTTGTAAACTTTCAATCATATACGAATATAATGTAGATCTTTCAAAGTATTGTTTTGAAGAATCTATTAACCAGGAAGAAAAAACATTATCGGCAATTATTTTTGTATTCTCGTCTTCCAGATTGTCTTTTGGAGTAATAAACGGAAGTAATGATTTTTCTAGAATTTCTATTATAGTTTTTGTTGTTTCTAAATATAAGGCTAATCCAAAAGTTAATCCATCTTGATTTTTGAAAATATAATGAGACGATATATTAAAATTCATAACAGAGGATAGGTTTACGTTATTGTAGAATAGAACATAAGCCCTATCATAAACTTTGCTCTCAATGTAAATATTATTTATCCCTGAAGAATATTCTTCTATAAGACCAGTTTCTTTTTCGAAAAGAAGAAATCCTCGGATAATACCCTCTGGAGCGTTTTTTAACCCCAGAGGTATTTCTAAAGTTGTTGTGTTTGCCGGAAGAGTTAATTCTATTTTTTCAATAATAAAAAACTCTTTAGGACAAACTATCTTATTGTATTTCTTTAAAAGTTCCCAACCTTCAGGTTCTAATATTTCTGCAATTCCTTCTAAAAATAAACCTTCTTGGACTGTTGTATTTACCCAGGACATTATTGTTCATCCTCTATTATATCTTCTTCTGGATCTCTTAAAAACTGATAATTAACCCAGACATGATTTGCTACTTGACTTTGGTTATAGAATACTAATAATATTGGAGTATTTGCAGGTATACTTTTTGCAACCATTAAAAATACCCCCTCTGGTATCTTTTTCATATAAATATTTTTCATAACTATCTTGTTATTAATGAATAATTTCCAATAATCAAATATTTCATATCTTTCTGCTGCTATAGACATTGATAACATTTCTGTATCAAAATCTAAAGTTAGTATTTTAGGTGTTTCTAAAACAGAATTATTTATCGGTAAAATAAGACCTTCAATATATGGTTCTGTTTTTGTTGGGAACCAGGGAGAGTTTAATCTTCCTCCGGCTAAATAATTTACTGAAAAACTTTCAGCCAATCCCATCACTCCCCTTTCAATAATTTATCTCTAAGCGTAAGAAAATATTTATTGCAATGTTAATACAAATGTGGAATTTACATTAGGGTTAGTCCTACTAGAGATAGTAAATGTTGTTGTTCCTACACTTTTGAATCTTACATGATAATAAGCGTTTCTGGCTAAAGGAGCTTCTATTACTACATAAACTTCTGCTACTTCTGGATTACTTGATGTCCAAAAAACTTCATCCAATAAAGTATCTTGTGGTTGTAGATCCCATAAAACAAATTGCAATACAGAAATATCGCTAAAAGGAGTTGTTAAGAAACCTTCAGGATAAATTCTTCCTATCGGTCCTCCACCATCCACATCAAAAAGAGCTTTTATAGGAATAGATGTAGGCCCATCTGTAGAAGGAGGATCTTCAGGAGGATCTTCAGGAGGATCTTCAGGAGGATCTTCAGGAGTTTCGATTGGAGTTATAATAAATTCTCCAGTAACAACCTCGCTAAAATTACCCTCTCCGTCCGTTGCCACTACATTGATTGTAGTGGTTTCTTCAATCACAAAAGGACCTAAATAATCTATGGATGTTTCAGATTCTATTGGATTAGTTTCATCCGTTGTATATATAATAGCGTTACCATTAGAAATAAAAGAAACAGAAACTCTATTTTCGTAAGTTCCAAAAGAATCTAACCCCAAATATGGTTCTTCTATTATTTTTTCTGATAATTCTAAAAGACCAATACCTATATATCTGTAAGGTGTCCCTGGTCTTTTCGTAAATGGAGAAACAGATTCTATTATTCTAAAAGAATAAATGTCAAACAAACTAGGACACTCTCTTCTTACTTTCAATTTATCCATCCCTGATATTAAAGATAGAGGATTTATTGCTATGCAAAATCTTAGAGATCCAAGTATTCCGTCTTCTGGATGGATAACATATATCTTTGAGGAAACAGAATTATTTTCATTTTCTTCTGAATATCCCGAAGGATTAAATTGATAAAGAAATTCATCTTCTCCGTAATAAGACCTTGGATACTGATACCCTTCAGAACTCTTCCTGTTAGGTCTTGCAAGGTCTGAAATCGTATTCCATGATAAGTAGCATCTTTGATAAAAAGAACCATTATTTGTTCTCCTCATCATTACATTATCAATTCCATTCCCAGGATAACTTTTATAACTTTTCAGCAATGGAAATATAGGAGTCTGTGTTATTTCTGTATTATCAAATTCAAAAGATTTAATTTCGTCTAAAGATAAATTGGGAACTGTCCCAGCTATTAAAATTGGAGTCGTTTCTCCTCTTCCAGAATCTTGAGGCTTATCTAAATCGCCAAAATAAAGAGGTATCGCTGGAATGACATTTCCCTCAAAAGAAGGAGTATTATCAGTTTGAAATATAAGAAAAATAGTCCTTGAATCTATTCTTCCAACGACGGATATTTTGCTATTTTTCCACCAGTTTGTATTCATCTTTTTAATCTTCAAAGTATTGTCGTAACTATAATCCTCTAAATCTGGTTTTCTTAAATTCATTTCTATTATTGGTGATTGCATAATTTGAGGATAACCTTTACTTTTAACTTCTTCTTTTTCATTCCAATAAGTTTCTGTTTCTACATCTAAGCATACTCTTTTTATATCATCGTTTTCTTTGCTAAAAAAAATAAAAGAGTTTTTAATAATAGAAATATCGTGGTCACTTAAAAGATGATCACTAAGAGATTTCAAAGAATAAACATACCAAGATGAAGGGAAAACTCTTTTAGACATTGTTTTATTAAGAATACTTCCGATACAATCTTCTTCGTTTTTAATAATCATCCTGTCCACCCCAGGTACAGTTATCGGCATAGAATTATTATTAAGTAACGAAAACACAGACTCTTTTATTTCTAAATAAAAAGAAATACCCAAAATAAATCTTTCGTCAAAAATACTTTGAAAAATATAATGAATACCAACAGAGGTTTCTAAGATCTCCCCTTCTTCTATTGGGCTTATATACATATCTACTGAATCTAGGTCATCTCTTTCTATAACTATAACCGGCCCTAGTATATCAGAAACTATTTCTTCTCCATCTTTGAATAAATAATAATTTCTATATTTTTTGCTATTAATACGCTTAATTTCTTGAGGTATTGGGATATAACTAAAATCATCATTTCTTAATACCGGAATGGTTATCCTTTTAGGTTTAATAAAATCTGAGGGAATAACCATTCTGCTATATTTACTTTCCAAACCCCAACCGTTACTCTCCATAACATTTGTTAAGTCTTCAATTGGGCTCCCTTCAGATATTTTTGTATTTACCCAAACCATACTATACGTCCTCCAATGGAGGATCGTCTATTTCTACAACTTGTTTTATAATAACGTCTGTCAATCTATTAAGATCATCGTAAGTTAATGCCGTTTCTGTTTTTCCCTGCAATGTTTCTGTAAATACTTTTTCTAATCTATTTTTTATTTCAACCAGAGAAATAATACTACTACCTGTTACTACTTTTTCTAATCTCCCTTTGTTTTCAGAATTATAAAAAAGTCTAATATGTTCATCTGGAATAAATACCTCTTCAGGAGTATTTATTACTACCGTTGGAGATGTTGAAGAAGAATTCTGAGTTCTATTTCCATCCGTTATTTTATTTTGAAACCATCTATCTATAAATTCGGATAATTGCTGTTCCATCGTTCCGATCATAATTCATCACTCCCTTTACGCTCCAGTCCAACTATCTCTCTTGGGACCGGTATCTACATGAACAAATCCGCTTGAATATAAGGCTACTCCACCAAATCCTAATTCTCTAGCTTTTGAAGCTATCAATTGGAGAGTGGAAGAAGAACCGTCGATAGGGGAGATATCGGCAGCCATACCTTTTATATGATAAGAATTTAAAGCTGCCCCGGAAAGAGTAGCATTATATTCTGGAGTTCTATATCCACTATTTATATTAACTCCTACCCCAATAGCATTTCTTAATTGTTCTAACAATTTTATTAATTTTGGTTGAACCATAACGGAATTATCGGCATGACAAGCAAATTCATCTTCATTAAAATGCTCTGATATCTGTCTACCTCCAGATTGATGTTTAATAAAAAAGTATAAAGCATCGGAGGTTTCTTGATCGTAGCTAGTGTTAGCTGACAGTCCGGCAGCAGTTTTAAAATTCTTTAAAGATATTCCTATTTCTATACTATAAATACCGTTAACTACTCCACCATAATAACCACCGTTTTTTAATTGCTGTTGAATATATTCAATTTGTTCCGATGTTAACTTCTGAATATCTGTAGTAGGAGTGGAAGTTGTACTTGTAGGAGTAGATGTATTAGATGTTGTAGTTTCTTCAATCTTGCTCCACACTCCCGTAAAGAAAAATGTTTTTAAATCATAAAACTTCAAAACATCCTCCCAATTATCATAAGCTATATCTTCTTTGGTTTCTTTCGTTATCTTTACTTCACCGATACAAGCTTTTCCCCAAGGTCCAAGTATCGGGAGTTGATAAAAACCATTCCCTTTATATTCCCCTTGGGTTTCACCCTCAACAACTACAGGGGCAGTAGGATCGGCAGGATTCCCACCTAAAGCCTCCCATTGCTCTATTATTTTCTGGACGTAATCTTTAGTTTCAGTCGGGGCATGATTTAAAGCCTCTTCTCTACCATATTTCCGAACAGCTTTCTCGACATTCCCCGGTCCCCAATTATAGGCTGCCAGAGCAAACCTAACGTCTCCGTTTACTTGTTTAAGATATTCAGAAAATAACTTAACACCACCCTGAATATTTTGCAAATAATCGTAAGCGTTAGTTATTCCTAAATATCTATTGTTTGAAGGTAATATTTGCATTAATCCGGAACAACCAGATTTTTTATTTAAAGCTTTAGCGTTAAAACCAGATTCTTTCTTAATTATCATGGCTGTTAATCTAGGATCTACTCCAGCAGCAGAACTTACGGTATTTATAGTATCTGCATACGGACCATCCCATTTACCAGATGTCATTCTATAGGTTTTTGATACATCTATTGTTTCTATTTTTGTTAAATCATCAACTACTATTTTATAATATCTCCAGATTAATTCTAAATCCCCGTAGGGGAGATATATTTTCTCACTCTTCTTCCAGACGGAAGGTGAATGAGTTGTTTTTCTTATCGAATTGTTTATAAGAAATGCTAAATAATCTTGAGGCATCCCACCAACACAATAGGTATACTCTAAATAATATGCCTCGTCTAAAGAAGTTCTTTCTGGTATTGTTATGTTTAAAATAAGATCTGAATAAAATTCTGAAGTATTTTCTTTATAATAAGTATCTGATTCTTGAAGTAGGTCTGGGAATAAATTATCCGCTTGTTGTATCGGAGGAGGGGCTAAAGGATAAGACATTCCAGAGCTACCTATATTGGTAAAAGTATTACTTCCGATACCTAACCAGTTATTAACTGGTTCTATTACAACCGACATATTCTCACCTCTTTAGGAAGGTTTTTTATATAAAATAGTATAGGGTGGTTCTGATAATCTTTTTTCCATTAAAATTCCGTCAGACCATACTTCTATGATTTCTGGATGAGGTTCTTCATTTAGAGGTTTTTCAGGAACGTCAGAAGGAACCTCTACATTGTCTGGGGTTATAGGTATTGGATCATTTGCATTACTAATCGCTACACCCCAACCTTCCGCTTCATTATGTTGGATACCAAAAGGGAAAGGATTTAATTCTGATTGAAAAGTTTTATAAAAACCAGGATTTAATGTTGTTTTGTAAGTATCAAAAGACTCAAAAAAGAAAGTTTCTTCAACTGGTTTTTTTGGAATAACAACACTTCTTTCCTCAACAACATAAGATAGATTTTGACATGATTCGTATTCTATATTGTCTAAATAGACCCCAGAAGTATTGAAAGATGTCTTTATTCCAACAACCCTATACTTAGAATTTATACCGGTTCCTACATTTCTCAGACGTATTAAGTCGGCTATCTTTATATTAGGGTTTCCTGTAGAAACAAAACTACCTGTTTTGAATTTTCTTAAAATATCTCTAAAAAATTTCCTTGCAGCTACTTCTCTTTTTTCTCTTGTATCTCCCCACCAAAGAGGAATTTGAGATACTTTTCTTCTCCCTTTTGCTATTTCATTAAATAAATAATCATTTCTAAAAAGATTAAATCCGCTACCACCAAAAACCATAACATGAGTTCTTATTTTTTGATCATCTATATCCATACTTAATTCTTTTAAACCTACCCAGTCTGTATATAGGTGATCTTCCGGCCAAGTAGCATCGTAAATATCTTCTTTGAAATAAATAACACCTTCAGCATTATCTCCAATTCTATGATTCAGAGTTTTTGCTATGCTAGAAACAGAATCACTCAAAAACTCTCCATACTTAAATTCTACACTCTCTATTGTATATGGAACATAATCTCCCCTGGAACCGTCCCAAATCATAACCTCTTCAAACATAACAGGAAGTCCGGTACACCTATCAATTAAGTCTCCCATTATACTTCCGGCAGACCACCAATGATAAGTATAGGAACCCCCAGGGGGTTCTAGTATATGTTCCTGAATTATTTTATACATACTTAAAACTCTAAGAGTCATTGTGTTAGGAAATCCAGCAAAACTGACTTTATCTATTAAACCAGTGAATCTTTTCTTTATATTGTTTCCGTAACCTAACCAAATTTCTACTTTTGTATTTGGTAGAAACAAATTCTTAAAATTAAATGGTTGAAGATTTATTTCTGGAAATTTAGCTGCATCATAAAATGGAGAATAACTACCCATAGGATTATCTATCTTTATTGTTGCTTCAGAACATGGAGTATCTATCTTTTGATCTATATCTACAGAAACAGTTTTTTCAAAAATTAGACCAGTATAAATACCACTACTATCTGTATAAAAAAACTTTACAATACATCTTGGTTTTTTATCTCCAATCGCTAATTTAGACTGGAGATAATCAAGATTACTTTTAGAAGTGAATGGCTGTATAATCATGCTCCTACACCTGCCATTTGAGGACAGTGTAGCTTGCAAGAGACAATATAAGCACAGTTAGCCCCAATTTTACTTATATCATCTTCCAGAACGAAAACGCCTACATATGGGATACATAATTCATCTACCCATATATAAGCCTTGTCCAGATTTTTTATAAAGTCCAAATAAGCATCGTTTTCATATATGTATAATTTCATACTGAAAACAGTACCTTTATATGCTCCCCGTTGCCACCCAGAAAAACCGTCTATAACCGAAGTCTCAGCCATAACTATTTCTGGTCTTCCAGGTTTATACTCCATTATTTCTATATCATTCAATGGGGGAAACTTATAATACTCTATTAATCCAAGTTCTGCGTAAGACCCCTCTTCTTCTATTTCAAAAATCCAAGTAAAAGTATGTTCTCCGGCAGGAAATATAAAATAGGTATCAAACAATTCCCAAGGGTGAATTCCTTTCCATGATACTTTTAATATTCCATCTATGAAAAAACTAAGTTTACTTTTTTGATTATTTGTTTCTTTTAAATTAACAAAAATTCTTCTTGTAAATTTAACAACTCCAGGTTTGTTAAATGTTTTTTCCTGCGTATAAACACATCTAGATCCTATTTCTTTTTCTTTACTTTTTAGAATACTCCAAGGAACTCCCGTTTCCCAAGAAGAACCTGTGACAATATTCCAGTCTTCAGAAGAAGAGGATGAGCCAGCCGTTATATTTCCCATAAGTATTTCTACAATACAATAATGATCAAAATATTCTGTAATGTATGCTCCAGATTGAGAAATTCCACTACCATTAAATCCACCGATTAATGTTTCTGGTTTTTCTATATATTCTGTTTCTTCAACACTTCCTGTTGCAGCTAAAATCTGCCAACCGTTTGCTGGGGAGGTAGAGACATCCGGCCAGAGTGCTATATAATAAGTTCCTTCCAACAAATAAAGGTTATCGAAACTTATCCATAAATCCGCTTTTCCTGGTGATGTAACTGATCTTATAGCTTCGGCAGAAGAAATATATTCTAAGGAAGTACCGTCTGTTTTGTATACATTAACTAGACATTTAAAGTATCCTCCCTGCGATATACAGTTAAGAATAGCTTTGGCCTGTGTTAAATAGCCATCTTTTATTACTTTAAAAAATGTTCCATGTCCCATATTTGCTATGAAATTATTTTGATTCTGATCTCCAAATTTAGCTGATTCATAATCAAAGTTTTCAGAATATGTTGGAGATGTATCATCTATTCTGTATAATTTAAAACAGTCTGTAAAAGACATTTATTATCCACTCCATCGGGCTACAGCCCTAGAAATCTCATCCTCAAATGAAGAATTACCTATATCAGCTAATTGCTTAACTTGTACGGTAAACTTAGAATCTTTAAAAGTCATAGATCTAGTTCCACCAGGTTTGCCAGAATGGTAATCGTACAAAGTTATTGGACTTATACCTGAAGGAAGATTGAATGATCCTTGATTTAGTGATTTTTTAATTTCATCCAAATGTCCTAAAGCTTCTTTTTGGACGTTTAAAAGATCTAAATCAATTTGCATTAATTGATCGCTACCTTCTCCATAACCTTGATCTACAAATTTATTTCTTTGCTCCGTCAATCTTTTAAATTGATCCTTCAACGATTCAATAATATCCATACTATAATTTTTACTTAATTGCCTATACATTGGAGATTCTTCTCGTAATCCGAAAGGATTTTGGACAAGGTATTGTAATAACCCTACGTCTTTTTTACCAGAAGCTAAGGATGTTACTAGATCTCCATGCTGTTTCGTAGCTGAATATTGATTTTGCATCGTGTTATATTTTATGTCATTCAAATATTCTGCTGATTCTTTTTGAGTTTCTGCTATGGCTGCCAATAATTTATTTCTATCCTCATCGGATGTCTTTTTATCTCCAATAACATTTAATTCGTCTATAAGTTTCTTGTTTATTTCTAAAAGTTTTTTGTCAGCTTCTTGCTGAATTTTTTTATACTCGTCTGATTGTTCTGCATCTGGATCTTTTTGTTTTAAGTTCTCTAAATCTCTGTCTCTTTCACTCATTATTCTATTTCTTATGTCGTCATATTTTTCTTTCGTTGTCCTAATAGCTAAAGCTATTGCCGTAATATCATTTTCTTGGTATCCAGGAATACTTGTTAAGTCACTTCCCTTTAGAGCTTCATCTTGTTCCGATAATGCTTTTTTAACTGCTTCATCATAATCAAAATCACTAGCAAATGCTGGACTAAAACCAAAGAATTCCTTCAAACTTGGGTACTTTTCAAATATTCCGTCAAGCATCCCTGTCATCCCTGCAATACCTATAGCTATTGCTGCCAACATTATTATAAGTCTTAGACCTGTAGCTGTTGTTAAAAAAGAAAATGCTGCCCCTAAACCTTTAACTCCTAATGTTAGTAATTTTATAGGATTCAATAAAGATAAGGCTAACCTTCCAAAAGATCTTAAAAAGGTTAATAAACCTTGAGCTACTATTTGAGATCTTAAGAATGCAAAAGCTAAAGCTAGTCTACGAATTAATGCCGATAATACTGCAATAGGTCCTGTTCCATTTACCGTAAGCATAAATGAGACTAACCAAAATCTAGCCCTTTGAATTATTATTAAAGACATAAATCCAGCGTACAACATTCTTAGGAAAACAAATATTGGCCTAAAAGTAGCTACTAACAATGAGGCTGTATAAAAACCGACTAAAGCAAAAGTAGCTGTTACTATTGGAAATCTTATTGTCTGCCAATTGATTAGAAATAAATAGACAATCGCTCCGAAAACTTTTACAACTTCTAATCCCACCTTGACCATGTCGGCTAAAGCTTTACCAATAGCTTCAACATTTTCAGGTTTAACTCTTAAAAGTAGTTTTGTTAATTTTTCTATTTCATATGAAACTAATCCATATAATTTAACATCCCCAATATCTTTCTTTCTAATATTATATATATCAGATAATGTACTTAATCTGCCCGATACTGTCTCTTTACCTATTCTTTCTGACATTCCACCTAATCTATCTGCCACAGTTATTTTTAAATCTTCCAACCAATCTTTAAAGTCTCCCATATACTGATTCTGGCTATCAAATTTAGATCCAGCCGATTGTTTCATAGATGCACGACTTATTACCGGAAAGAAGGATGCCATAGAGTCCATAGCTAAACCTATTTGACCACCGGAGGCTAATCCTATAATTCTACCTAACTCTGATAGGTTCTGGTCTGAAGTCAAACCTAATGGGGAAGGTGAAGCTCCTAAATCTTTTAATACCTGATAATGTTTAATTGGATCTAAATTAGCTCCTAACATCTTCATAGCGAAGTCCTGCATTCCTCTTGATTCAAAGGGACTTACCGCAGCTTCTTTTATGGTCCAATCTATCAAAGTTTTTGCTTTTTCTTTATCCTTTAAAAGAACTTCAAAAGATATTTTCATCTTTTCTAGTTCCATATTAGGCTTAACAAAAGCCTCCCATAGTTTTTCAGAAATCCACCCACCAGTGAAAATATAACCTACTCCGGCAAGTAAATACATATCTTTCTTTAAATTTCTGACTGAATTTCTTAAAGCCTCAATTCCGTCTGTTGCATGATCCGTTCTTCTTCTTAAATCTCCTAATGGATTTCCGTTAATATCTACCCTAATCCTTGAACCATTTATTTTATTTATTGCTATTATGATTCGATTAAGAACTCTTAAAGTTTCTGCAATTCTTGAATTATCAGCCTCAATTCTTATTCCTCTCATTCCAGCGAATAAACTTCTTATATTTGCGAAAACTGAATTTGCCTGACTTCCATTTAGTCTAAGATTCATTGGAACTTCTAATAATTTCTTAATAACCATCAATTTTGTTACAACAGAATTAAGTGGTGTTAATTCTGCTTTTATTCTCAATTCCATAGGATGGGTTAATAATATTTTTATTGAATCTAATTTTTTTACAACATCATTAACACCTTTATTATCAGATTGAGTTTTAATTCTTATATCATTTAAAGCATGGGCAGTTTTTAATTTTGTGATGAGATTGTTTACTGGAATCATATATACTTTTGTTTGAATATTGATATTTCTAAGCATATGAGCAGATTTAAGTTTTGTAATAACTTGGTCTACCCCAGAATGATCTACTTTTGTTTGTATATTAATCCTACCTAAAGTCTGTAATGCTTTTAAATTGCTTCGTATGTTTGTGAAACTTGTACTATTTAGATTCTTTAAACTAGCGTTAAACGCTGAAATAGATCTTTGTAAATTAGTAAATACCGTATTAAGTGCCATTCCAGCAGCACCTAAAGACATTAATTGTTTTTCTGCCTGACTCATACCAGTATTAAAATTATTTACATCTGCTATTACTTCTGTTTGTAAGAGGTAATTTGTAGGCAAGCTATTCACCACCCATTTTTATATTTACTCTTCCTCTTATACTTGTTTCTTTTATTCTTTCTTGCATTTCTTTTAATCTTTGAAAACCTTCTTCATCTCTTTCTTCTTTCTTATAGTATGGACTCTCTGATTCCAGAGATTTTAATAATTCTCTCCTAACTTCTTCTGGATCTCCATGCTGAATATTTATTAATGACAAATATTCTATTATCTTTTTGGTTCCCTCTAATTTAAACTCATCTTCTTTCCTTTGTTTGGCCTCATTAACCAAACATAAAATTTCCCCAGGATACAATTCTGCAACTGTATCTGGGGAATAGTTGTACTCTCTACCCATGAATCCTACAAGTTTTATATACCAATTAGGATCAATTTCTACTTTTTCTGATTCTTCAGAAGGTCTCTCAGCATTTCCTCCGGTACTTCCATCTGTTCCGGCAGGTACTTTTTTACCTTCTCACCAATAGCGAATAGGTTGTTTACCTCTATAACCGCTATAACAATGTTGACCAATTCATAAAGTCCTATAAGATCGTCAAAGTCGTTAATCTCAAGGACGGGAACAGCATCCATAACAAACTCAATAACCAGATCTGTATTTTCCTCAATAAACTCAATTATTAGGTCAATAAAGACCAAGTTCGAGTTACTTTCAATCCGATTAGCTTTTTCTGCCTGTTCTGATAGTTTTTTAAGTATTTTTCTAAGGGAACCGCAGATCAAAGCATATTTTTTGATCCCTAATTTCTTAATCGGGATCTTCTTATCATCGTCCAATTCCACATACTGAATTTTAGGATTGCTTACACCAATAGACATAAAATAAAACCTCCTATTATTTATATTTCATAAATTTCATAAAAAAAGGAACCAGAATATCTCTATTCCGATTCCTTATGTTTTCTTAATCTTCAATTATTTCCTGTCCGAAGTCTTCAGTCGAAGTAAACTCTGGAGAATTTTCAGCAGCAGTAGAAAGATCCAAGAATGTACCACTCAATCCTTCTGACCCAATTTGGAATAACATACTTCCATTTTTCTTGGTAGGATCTATGAAAGCATCAAAGGTACACTCAATAATTCTTTCTTTATTAAACGTGAAACCAAGTTTTGCCTCTCCCTTATTTACAGCCCGATAGATTATAATATCTTCGCTGTAGTCAGTGTCAGCCATTGAAATAGGATGTAATCGTAATCTCATATATCGATCTTGAGCCCTTAGACCGGGCTTTCTACCAAAATGAAGAGACCCCGGTTTGTCAGTAGTAGACCCAGGTTTAGTCGTGAATGTAGGCATAGCCATTTTCATTTTCTTGACTGTACTTTCAAGCATCGGAACTTTCGCTGATCCCTGCTCACCAATGAGAACTGAATCAATTGGGGTATTTCCATACTGATCCGCTTTAACATCGAACCATTCAGGCTTATAGGTGAATTCTATACCACCCTGAGTTAGACCTAAGTTTATTTCAACAGTTTGATTTTTTGGCATTATAAATACATCACAAACGCCAAGTTTAACGCTTTCGAAATCAGACATTCTATTTCCCTCCTAACCTCTTAGTGTCCTGAAATATATTTTTGGATCAAACTCTACTGCAACAATATTCACTTCTTCTAAAGTCTTTAGATATGAATTAAGCGAATTATCGTACAAAACATTTTCGCAGGAACAATTAATAACTCTCCCACCGTCAGGTATTTTAAAATCTCCCAATGTTTTATTTTCAAGAATTATTTGAGAGATTTTTTCTGAATCCTCGTATACAAAATTGTAAGGACTAGAATCCTCTTCAAACATCTTTAAATAGTACATTGTATAGCTGTAGACCGAATCAACTATAGATTCGTTATCAGCCGTTACCGACCTAGTTCTTAAAGGTATTAGGATTATTCCTGGCAAAAAAGAATCCCACTCTGTAGGAGAGGGGAGTTTTGATAATTCACCAAGTTCTAAAGTTTTCAACTCTGTAAAATCATTTCTAATGATTTCTAAGAGTTTTTCGCTTAACTGTTTACCAAAGAATTTTTTCTTCAAGAATTCATCACCCTATCTAAATCACTCTTGATAAGTAGTTTCTTTCTATCGAAAACAATTTTAAAGAAAGGATGGTGAGAGTCTGTAACCCATCCACCTTTCCATTTGTCTACAACCTTTTTAGAAACTCCTGCTTTTCTGATAAACCATGCTTTAAGCAATGGAGCAGTTTTGAAAGAAACGAACCATCTTTTTCTTGATGGGCTTCCACTATGCCTTAGTTCGGCGTATTTGACGTTTGTTCCTACTTTACCTATGATTCTTCCTAATCCAGAATCAACGTAGAATTCATGGGTTAAACTACTTCCTAAATAACCTGTGAAAGGCATACCTGAACCACTATGTTCTAACCTTGCTTCGTCAAGAATCTCTTTTGTTCTAACATTGATAACATGACTAAGCTCAAGTATTTTTTGTCTTCTTAGCTGCCGGACGACAGTTACTAACTTACCAACGTCACATTTATAAATTATTTTCATTTAATTAGACTTTAGATATGCTTCGATATGATGACCCCGACAATCAAAGGGTTCCTCAATAACTACATATCTCTTTCCTGTTTTTTCGTTTATGATTATGTCGTTAATTAATAATTCGACAAATCCTAATGAATCGTCATACTGAGTATATAAAGGTATGACCGTTTGATTCATACCTCCAGCATCGGTTCTTTTAAAAGAACTTTTTGGCTTATCAAACATAGCCGGAATTTCATTTGCTATTAGATCCTCAACTTGTTCAATCTTTTTATCAATGTTTGGTTTAGATTTTTTCCTAAGAACAGAAATTGTTGTATCAAACAAGTTATATCACCTCGCAAAAAATAGCATTTGCTTTAGAGGTAAAAGGTTTTATCAACATATCCACTTCAGGGATTCCAGTAGTTTTTTTATTCCCACCAGTAGAAAACATTTCATACTGAAATGAACCAAACTTCTGTATCTTGAAAGGTGAGGCTAAGGCTTTTTTACCGTCCATGTCATTATTTACTAAGGCTAAAGATTCAGTCAATAAAAATAAACCCATCTTTAATTCTTCAGGAATAGGATCGTATCCCCAGATTCCTTCAACTATCACATTAGAAGTTCCAGAATAAAAAACATCGTTAATTGATGATATATTTTTATTGTTGTTCGTTATTAAATCTGTTACGTTTACACCGTCAACTAACACTAAAGCAAAACTAATAAGGTTTTCTGGTAATTCAATAACTGAAGAATCGTTTCCGTCAAGATACTTTCTGTCTTCGTAGGGAGTAAATTTAACATTAGAGAATGCCTGAATTTTAGCCATAGCTCTTTTTATGCAAAGATTTAAAACTGAATCGGTTTTACCCTTAACTAACTTAATCTCTGTACTATCACGGACATCTTTAGGGCTTATCCAGAGAATATCTTCTGGCATTTAAACATCACCCTTACTTTTTAACTTTTTTCTTTTTTTCAGCAATTTGTTCTTCGGTTTCCTCTAAGGAGTCGGGAAGATCCTCATCGTCTTTAATATCTAAGTCTTCCTCTTCTTCGATATCCAAATCTTCCTCTACTTCTTCCAAGACATCTTTTATTTCTTGAACAATAAGGAAGTCGATATTGTCTTGGTAATACTCAATATCTTCTTCGAAAACGATATCAAAGGGTTTTGCTTTGGTGAATTTATACCTATGGGTAGCCCTGGTTTGTGCTGTCCCAATAAATTGAACTAAATATTTTTTAGCCACTTAAAAGATTCTCCTTTCAAAAATTATTCGTTTCTAGCTATTCCGGCATTAGCCCAGAAAACAGATTCCTGAAGTCTTTTTAAGGATTCATATTTTTCTTCACAATCAGGACATAATTCATTAATTCTGTATGCTAAATCTTTAGCCATACTTCTAATAATCTCATATTTTTCTGGCTGTCCTAATTTTGGAGGATGATAAGAGAATTTTCTCTCTAAATCTAAATTTTTTGAAACAGATTTATTTGACAAAAATAAAACTTCCTTTCAACAATTATTAAAAATAGATATTAAAAAAGGGGCTAAACTTTAACATTTAGCCCCTCTGTAGTTTTTGGATTTTATGAAGTTTAGGAATCTTCCGATTTTTCCAGTGTGAGTTCGGGAGTTTCAGTTCCTTCTTCACCTTTCAGGGCAATTATTTCAGCCCGAAGTGTTGCCAAATCTGCTACAGCAGCATTCAAGCACTCTTTAACGTCAGGATGAACTAAATTACCGTCACCAGTCATATTTTTCGGTACTTTAGGCATTAGGATTCCTCCTTTCATTAAGTATTTTATTAAGACCATATTGTTAGGTTCAGCAATATGGTCTAACCATTCCACCTAGATCTATAACCTCTAACATCAACGTGAGTGAATGTAGAATATCTCCCGATACCGTTAAACCCAACCTTTTCAGCCAGTTTAGCGACTTCAGCAGGAGACATTCCTGATATAGATATATCGGCAGCATTACCAAGTTTATGTTGACTTCTCGGAACCCCACCTACAGCAGCGTTATGAGCTGCACACCTATAACCAGAAACAATAGTTATAGGTTTCCCAACCATATCTCTAAGTTTTTGAAGTTTAGAGATAAGATTAGGATTTACATGGACGGTTCCGCAGCCACATTTGCATACAAATTCTGATTCATTGAAATTTTTACTTAGCTGTTTTTCCATACTACTTCACCTGAAGATTGGTCAAAAGGACAACGGCTTCAGGATTCTCCATTTGAACATCTGCCCGGAGAGTAAACACGAAAGAAGTAGAACGCTTTCTGGGATGTCTCTCGGTTTCAAACCGAATATCACGATGAATACCACAGATAAGATTTCGGTAATCAGTTAACATAGCAAAGGTTCCGTCAGAAGTACATTCCTGAATATCACTTCCGGCGTAATGCTTAAACGCCAACAAAGATCTAATGGTAACAGTTTTGGTATCAGCATCTACCGCAGAAACCATAACTTTTTCTTCATAAGGGGTATTCAACCCAAGAACTAATTCTTGTCCAGCGGTAATACCAGTAACAGAAACCACTTGGAATGACATAGATTTTGCAGGTACATCGGATGTCATTTTGGTACTAACACCACCAGTTTTAGCTACTGGCATTTCAGTCGGTAACAGAGACATGGATTGGAGTCTTATATTACTGTAAGACATTTGGGCCGTACCCATGACAAAGTTATCACCCAGAGGTGTTCCCCTGCTATCAGCCAGATAGTCATTGTAATCCTGACTCAGATCATCGGCCATTAAGTACCTCATATTCGCCTTATTCCGGCGATACTTAGTCGGCAGAAGTTTTAATGCTTTCGAAAGTTTAGGTCTGTCAATAAACCGTGTATCGGAAGTAGAACAATCAAAAATGTGAGCACCTGCAAGGCTTCTTTGATACCAACCTTCGAAGAGTTGATTGATATGAGTAGCAGTATTCATCTGACCAGGAAGTAAAGCCTTACCCATTAGGTACGCTTCTTCAAGTTCGTTACCAATTTTAGCTGCAACCATGCGCATCAAGTGATCTACAAAAGCATCACCTTCGATGTTATCCTCTAGGGAATCATCTCCGATTTCAGCAATGGCGATCATTTCTCTTGCGACTAATTCAATTTGACTGGTTTCGATACCTACAGTGTTACCAGGATCTTGAGCAGCAGTAGCAGGAACTAAAACACGACCACCGATATCAAGCTTGTCAATCTTTTTAGTAGCAGCAGACATCCGTTCTAGCCGGACGTTACCTTTTAACCAGCTTTCATCTACCACATAATCAATAAAAGTATTTGCTTCATCGTGAGTCATACCAATGGAACCTGTAAAAGATCCGCTAGTAACAACTCCTTTGTTTATAAGCTGTTGAACAGACTTAGCCAATTTATTTCCCTCCCTAAAATTGAAAATAAAAAAACCGGATTACACCGGATTAAATTTAACTAAAGTATTTAGTTGTTAAGCGGAAAAACTAGGCCACTTCTTACCGCTTTTAGTTACCGGATCAGGAGTTCCCTCGGAGCCAGTAGCAGCTGCCGGAGGATTTGCTTCCATTTTTTCAACGGTTTCAAGGCGTTTGGTAACTTCTTCGATTTTTGTAGTTAACGGTTCCATAGCTTTCTGAATAGCTTCAGTAATAAGTTCTGCCTCAGTTTTTTGGACCGGTTCTGCTGTTTTGACTACAGTTTCAGTAGTTGCTCCAGCAGAAGGGGATTCTTCTGTCTTTTTCTTTTCAACATCTTCAAGACGTTTTGTTACCTCATCCATCTTTTGAGAAAGAGGTTCCAAAACACCTTTAAGAACCGCAGTTAAATCTTCAGGTTTCATCTCGTTATCTTCCCCCTTACCATTATCGTTTTTTGAAACACCCTCACCGGAACCATCTCCTGTATCAGCCGGAACAGATTCCGCATCCGCAATAAAGTCATTCAATTGACTAGATAAAACCTTTAAGGTGTCCAATCTGGCAGAAGAAACTTTCTTACCTGCCTTTTGAACATTATCACTCAATACCGAAGTCATTTGATTTTTGAAGTTTAAAACGGCAGAACCAATATCAGTTTCCGGAGTTTGTGAACTTTTTGAGATGTTAACTAGATCCTCAATGAAAACTCCGAAAGCATCATCTACAGTAGTGTTTTCTTCCTGATACTTTTTAACAATTTCCTGGCGTTTGGCTACAGTGAATTGACTAACCAGAGAAATAACATAATTCTTAAACTGATCACACGCATTACCGATAGCAAAACTTTTATCTGTTATATTTTCATCACCAATGATGTTAAAAATAACATCTCTTATAGCCCAATAAGCATCCCAAAGTTTATCATTGTTAACTTCGTAACTTATGGCAGCCGTGAAATCGGTAAAACCGTCACTCTTCTCAACTTTACCTTTGAAGGATTTAGTAATCGAAGAAATAATTTTTTGGATAGTAGTTTGCTTTTCAGGAATTTGAGTTTCCGGTTCGGCAGAAGTATCTCTTTTCATAAAGTAAAACTTTTGCCCAATTGCTCCTTTATCGACATAAGAAACTTCATTAACTTGAGTGTCGTGAAGGAGATTTACTTTAGTTTTCGCCAATATTTACACCTCCTCATTATTTTTTGTTTTGTGCGTATCTTTTTATTTGTTATTTGTTAGTTGTTTGTATATATCAGATATTTCTTGAGTAATTTCTGAACTTAATGCTTTGTTTTTTTCTACTTTTTCAACTAAATTTTCATCGTCAATTTCTAATGGAGTTCTGAAACCAACTCCACCAATTGAGTATCCTGTTATTTCTAGTTTTTTAATTTTCTCTAAAATAACTTCGTTAGGTTTTGTTACAAGAACCCAACTTCCATCATCGGGAGAAATATAAGACTCTAATACTAATCCTATTTCCCAAGGGTTTTCCCCAAAGTTTTCGTGCATATCTCCAAGCTGGCTTTTTTGAACTACCGGCATTTGTAATCCGATCATAAAACCATGAGCTATTTTTTCGACCTCTTCTGGAGTACAAATATCAGATTGAGAATCTACATAGTTTGGAATTAAAGCTTTTCCATAAACAATTCCTTTCATTTCATCAACTTTAAAAATATTCATTTGTAATGAAAAGTCGGTTTGAGTTACACTTTTTTTGACTTCACTATAAACCATAAAATCATCATCTACTTTCTCTATAGAGTAATCTTCTTTTAAAACAAAAGAGTATCTGGTGTATCCGTCCTTACTTCCTGAATCTATAAAACCCGTTCTTGTTGCTAAATTTATAGATGCCTGATTATCTGATTTTGTTATGTAGAAAATTTTATTAACATCTGGATAATCTTGAATTATCAATTCTTTCATTCCAGAAATTAAAGCATCCGAAATTCCTTTGTTTCTATGATCGGACAAAACAGCAATATTTAGATAACATCTTTTCCCTATGATTCTTGTTTCTATAAATCCTACAGGAATATCATCTTCTACATAAATAATTCTCAACTGAGCTTCGTCATAAAACCATCTTGGACCTAGAAGGTTAATATCATCTTCTGATAATTGAGATATCACAGTATTTGCTTGATCCAAATTAGATAAAATATTTTCTTCTTTTCTTATTACATATTTCAAAAAATCATCTCCTTAATTTTCACCGTTGGTTTGATTTCTGAAATAACAAAATTTAATTGCTTAAAGGATCTTTCTAAATCAAACCGTGTTTCTATTGGCTGATAAATCTTTCTTAATGTATCAAAGAAATAAATAATATCTTTAGGTCTGAAATTTATTTTCATAGATGTTTCTACTATCCTGGTGTTATATAAATCATCTCTTAATTCGACATGAAGAATAGCTGTTCCAGGAGAAATATTTCTTGTGTCTAATTCTAAAGTTAACCTTTTCTCATCTACAAAAGAAAAAAGAAGATCATGTTTTTCGCCTAACCTATCAACCAGATAAATGTTTTGAAATTCCGTATCCAAAATTTTATCTGAATTTATTGTTAGTGAAATAATGTCTTCTTGATAAATTTCTATAGGAAACCCTATACTTAAGTTTGGATTTGAAACATCCAAAACTAACTCAATCCAACTACTTTTATTGAAATAATTTTCAGGATAGATTCTTATATCTTTCTCAATAATTCTAGGATTATGAAGATCGTCTCTTAGGGAAATAAATAATTGAATTATTCCCGTAGGTATATTTGTTGTATCTAGTTCTAAGGTTAAATTATTTTCATCCATGAAATTAAAAAGGAGAATATTTTTCTCTCCTAATAGGTCTATCAAATAAATGTTTTGAAATTCAGTATCCAAAATTTTATCTGACACAATTCTAAGAGATACAACATCTCCTTGATAAATTACCGATGGATAGTCTACTTCAATATTTGGATTAGAAATATCAATAATTAATTCAATCCAACTATTCATACAAAGACCATTCTCCGCTTGAATTCTTTCCATAAACATTAATTCTATAGGTTTTATTTATATATGTTTCTGTATCCAGTTCTGTAGAATCAACATAAAAAGATTGTTCTGTTTCTGCTGTTAAAGAAGTTCCACTCCCTACAAGTAAACCTGTTCCCGGACCGGTTCCGTCTGCTCTAGCTTCCCATTCTGTTAGATTTTGATCTGAAGTAAAAACTATTGTGCAAGAATTAGATCCTTCCTTTCGGGAGATAACAGGAACAGATCTTGATATTATATTTATAATTGGATTAGACATATTCTCAACTCCAATCTTTATATTAAAATTACATAATAAAAAAGAGGAGACCTATAAAAGCATCTCCTCTTTTTTAAACTAGATAGTAGTCCATTCTTCAACATCGGAATGCTCTTTGACAAACACTTTAACGATGTTGGGGGTTTCTCCGGAAGCTGCCCCGGCAGCGATAAGATCATCATAATCGACAGTAACAGAAATAGGAGTTGTGGCCGGATATTCTCCAGCATTACCAGAAGTATTAGCAGAACCGTTTGTAGTACCAATAACGGTTCCATCGGCATACACAGAACCAGTAGTCGGAACCACCATAACTACGTATTCGTCAAAAGCGGTATCCGCTTGGAATGTGAATACGGCAGTTCTTTTGCCTGTCTTATTACTAATCCTCGGCACGTTAGGATCCCCAGTAGTAATAGCCGGACTTGTTTCATCCAAGGTAATAGTGTCATTTGCTGAACTAGACACGTTATCAACGGTATCCATGATCTTTACATAAATAGTCTTGAGACCGTCACCAGAGACCAGTTTTACTTGCTGTGTTACTTCATTAACATCCCAAGTAGGACTGAAGTAAATAGCATCAGCTTCGTCGGTCTGAATGTTGGGATTTTCGGTCTCGTCAACGTCACCCCAGATTTTAACTTTATATCCCGTAGCATCAGCATCGGACGTAGCGATTGCACAGTCAACCAATTGACCCGTTGTAAAATTAGCCCCACCCTCAAGCGTAGCGGTAACTCCTGCCGGTCCTGTAACATCGAGAATTAGTTCTACATAACTAGCCATAATGTTTTACCCTCCCTTTTTTCATTTATAAGAGATTAGAGGAGATCTTTGTTTCGACTTTTAAAGAAACTGTTTTGTCGTTAACAGGTAATTCTCCAGAGATCGTTCTGTCTTTAACCCAGAATACATAATTTTTATCCTTGATAACTTCATTTATTTCTAAAGAGTCACCATAACTTAGAAATATTCCTGGCTGTTCGTTATCATCTAATGCCAAACTCCATCTATCTTCATTTTCTCCAAAAGGAGTTATTTTGACATTATTAGAAGTTTCGTAACCAAAAATACATCTTATAGCTAATTTTATTGGTAAACTCTCTTCGTTAAAAGAAGTATCTAAAGGATCTGATAGTACCGGATTAAGCCTATCTCCGCTAGAAACATTATCCCCATCTTCTACCCCTACTGTTGGATTATTGTTTAAAAGTAGAATGTAATTCAAGATTCATTCTCCTTTTCAAAGTTTTTAATTTTTTCTGTTAATAAAAATCTTAAAATCATATCTCTATTTCAACCGTAACTTTACCAGTATATATTTCATCAAAAATACTTACTGAAAAAAGGAAAGAATAAATATCTGGTAAAAGTTCATTCCAGTCTAAAATAATATAAACCTCTGCTGGAGAGGTTTTAGTAGGTTGAATTATGAAAATCTGCCTTTCATCAATAGAAACAGGTGTTTTTTCGTCCATTCTTTCAACCTTAAATTCTGCATCACTTATCACAAAATTATTTTTCTTATTACTTGATTCTAATTCTATTCCTACCTTTCTTTTTTCACCGTCTTTAATACTAATCAAATTAAAAACTCCCCCTTACAATTGAAAATATTTTTTCAAATGATTCTTTGTCATTTTTGTATAACTCTTTTATAGATTTACCAGAAAGTAATTTTGGTAATATTCTTGCCATAAAATCACTCTGAGATAACTCTTTAAATATTCCTGAATTAGTATTCTGAATGTAGAATCCAATATATCTTAGAATATCTTCTTCATCCGACTCATCATTCAAGTAAATAATATTGTTGATTAAATCGTAATAACTTTCCTCTTTAACATAGTGAATTATTATTGGGGCAGTTAATACGGAGCCAAAAATATAACCTTCCACCCAATCGATCATATTAGATATTTTCTTAATTGTTTTATTTGAAAAACTATCTTCTACAGAAACATCTAAATCAAATTTTGGGCTAAATGACTTAAAGAAAATTTCTCTAAAATCATCATTAGGTAGATTCAATATTTCTTCTACTCCACCAAAAGTATTTTCTATGTCTTTCAGGTCTATCTCAAAATTAACAGATCCGGCTAACATTTTATTCTTATAACAATATTGCTTTAAGAATTGTCTTTTTTCTTCTGGTGTTACTATATCAAATTCAAACCTATTATCTCCGTCAAAAAACGTATCTATAACGTCTTGAACGGTAAGACCAGGTAGATGTTCTTGTTCTTGTTTAACAAATATTTCTGTTGCTGAATAGATGATATCTTCTATCTCGGAATCGTAAGCTGTATAAATAACATCATCAACAATAATAGTTTTATTAGGTATCTTGAACCCTGTTTGTTTTATTCTATACCTTTTAGGCCCTTGAGGAAGTCTTGAAACTTCTCTAAGAATTTCTTTTTGACTTACCAAAGGATAATATTTATAACCCTCTTCAGGTATCTTGAAGTATTCAGGAATGGTTATGTTTTTAGACTCCGCTAAAATAATTTCTGGAGTTATTTCTGAAACCAAAGATAATTCCCGATTAACATTTTTAATGTTTCCAAAAACAATGTTTTCATAGCTATTTCTAGTATCTAAAACAAAAACATTTCCTGATAGATCAACTTCCATTTCTCTCATTGTTTCTTCTGCTTGTTTTGCCATAATACTCATATTTTGATTTAATAAATTATTTATTTCTTCATTATCAATCATTTCTTTTTCTAACTTCCTAGCTAACCTCTCCATATATTTTAGGGAATAATCTATATAGTGTTGTGGAAGGTCTTCCTTTATAGATTCCATAGGATCTTCTATCTCATAATCCTCATCATCTGTTTTTCTTTTTATTTTATCAGGACTTTGACCAGAAAGTAGACTACATCTACAATTTATTACTTCACTTGGAATACCCGAAGGATCTCCCGGAAACATCAATCCATTAGGAAACGGTTCATCTATTGGAACAGTCTCCAGATGCAATTTTTCATGTGATTTTCTTTGTCTACCGTCTATATGAGTTTGCCAAGTCTTTTTATCTACATTAAAGTCTTCTTTTAAAGACATAAATCTAGCAAAGTTTCTTGCTCTTAATGTTTCAGTTCTTGCTATTCTTTCTGCCTCGTAATCGGAAAACTCCTGAAAAGACTTATGGATGGAATGGATCATATCGTTGATATCTCCACCCTTTTCATTCTGATCTTTAATCAATCCCAGAATATTTCCTCCATTTATCCGATCTAGAGTTTTTTGACTGGCCTTAAATGTGTAGTTGTCTAGAAATTTAGAAGTTCTTTTATCGTATAAAGTCCAGTCTATTAATCCATCATCAAATTTGACTGAATGATTTATTGTTTCTATTTTTATTCCTTGATTAAAAGATTCCCTTATAACTTCATTTAATTCTTCTACCGGAACCATAGCTATTAATTTATCCTCTAATTCTTGAGGTATGCCGGAAGATGATTTTATTATAAGACCATCAAAATCTGATCCCCAAAATGAAGTCATAATATTTGTTTGCCATTTCTGAAATACTTTAATTATTTCATTTTTTAACTTATAAATTCTGTTTTCTAGCTGACGTTGAATTTTTTGTTCCAATCTTCAGAACCTCTCTTGATTACTTTTTTCTTCTCTTTATTTTGATCATCCTTATTATCAATCTTTTCAGTACCATTTTGAATAGGAGGAGTATCACTAGGAAATTCGTCTCCACCGGGAAGAGGTCCTGAGCCTCTTTGTTTTCTTATTTCGTTTGGAGTATAAATTCTTGAATCTACCCAATTCTTTGCTGCTTTGGATTCAATTTCGTCTATTTCTGCTTTCAATTTCTTATCGTCAATATCAATTTCGGCAAACTTCAAATAGAAGTCATATATTCCGAAACATTTTTTTATTAATCTTTTTAGTCTATGTTCTAACTTAACTTGCCTGGGAGTTACCACAGAGTTCTTATAAACAACTGTAGCGTTCTCGCTCACGTTACTACCTAGACTACCTGTTTCAGCTATCCCTATGCGATATGGGGGCATTCCATGAGCTACTAGAACCTCATCTCTATTATCTTTTCTATAGAGCCGGAAATGTCCGTCACGGACTTCAACGGCTAATGGTATTAAATGAATCTTACCACCTTCAGGACATTCCAGGATAAGAGTTCTGTGAGAATTTTGGGTTCCCTTAAGATCTCTAAAATGTTTCTTAATGATATTTCTTACTTCAGGTGTTACTTCCCCACCCTCCATAATTATAGCGTACTGAGGAATAGCCCCGTTTGCAAAAAAGGCTATGTTATAATCCCTGGCTTCGTTGTTGCCGATCATGGCTCCGATTGCAGGAATCCATTCTGGAACCCCGTACCAGTCGTTTAATGTGCTGTAATTGTCCATCCATATCATTTCGTTCATAGGTTTACCTGTGTTGGGATCTATTCTTTCTTCCATGTCTCCAAGTTTCTTAAAATGTCTTTCTGCAATGAGGATACCCTTACTATTGAAACGCCTCTGAATGTAGCCCCAATGAACATGATCTTTTACTGCTTTTCTCATAGTGTAAGATGGGACATGATAAAAAGCGTATGGTTTTTTTGCTTTATTTCTTGTCATTTCAATACATTTCCAGCCTATTGATTCGTAATCCACCCAAGCATTTTCTAAAACTTCTACGAGTTCTATATCTGGGTTAGCTTCTGTAAAAAAGTCAACTAGAGTTTTATAATTAGTTCCCTCTTTTGGTTGAAGAGGATCTATGGGGAGTATGTCCCATCCTAAACAGCAAACATCAATAGCTTTCTGTTTAACAGAACGTAGATGGAAAACAGAATCCTCTAAGAACTGTCTGAGCTTATACGGATCATAGGGAGGTCTTATAACTTCACCTGTCAGATATCGATCCCTCCAAGATTCGTCTAAAAGCTGTGTTGATTCGGCCGACTCATCAAATATTTTCATTTTGTTGTCAGCCTTAAATACTTTATTTTTCTTAACCTCTTGAATTTCTTGAATTTCACCTTCACTATCTACAACATATGATTTATGCTGTTTTTCTACTTTGACACCAGGAGGAAGTATTAATCCAGACAAATGTATATCAATCCTTTCTGTCGTTTTGTAATTTGGTTAATTTTGAAGTTTTAAAACGTAAAAAAAACGACTAAGTAAATTCTTAGTCGTTTGATTTGGTTATTTAATTTCTGAAAGAAGTTTTTCTAAAATATCTTGTCTTCCCTTTTTGTAATTTGTATCTTGAAATTTTTTATTTTCTTCAATTAATTTTTGGATGATTGATTTTATTCTTTTCTTCTCTATTCCTCTCCCTTCTAATATTCCTTCAGAATTATGTCTTCCCAACATTCTACTTAACTCTCCCTGACTAACCTCCATTAATCATTTCCTTCAAAAGAGAAAGTAACTCTTTTAGTGTTTCTATTTTTGATTCTAATTTAGATATTTCTTTTTCTATTTTATCAGCAGAAAACTTTTCTAAAGGTATTTCCTCTAAGTGAGGAGCGTTTTCAAAAATATTTGTAATATGAATCTTTCCGGTTATGGTATTTCTATAAATCCTTTTCATTCCTAGCCCTCCACCAAAATCTATCATATTGAATTCCAGAAGGATATACCCAATCTTTAAACATAATAGATGCCGAAGAATTGCAGAATATTTCCTCTGGATCTTTTTCATGTATTTCATCATTTAGAGTAGTTCTTGGATCATTGTAATACGATTGAAGATCCGGATAACCCAATTCTCTAGAATAATGAAAAGTTTTATAAATCATGTAATAATAAGTTATTTTATTTTTCCGTAGAACCATATGGGTTAATTCGTGAAAAATAAGCCACAAGATACTTTCTGTTGTTTCATATTTATCTGCATAAACAAATATTTCATTTTCTACAGGATAACAAGTTCCACGGAATGACTTATCCCCAGGATATTTTAATCCTTTAGTATACTTATCATTTTCAAAGAAGAACTTTTTATGTTTAACTCCTATAATATAAATAGGAGTATCTATATCTGGTCCCCAAATTGTGTTTTGTATTTCAGAACATATCCTTCTGATTTCTACTAAATCAATATGATATGGGACATCAAAATCTATAATATTTATTTAGAAAACCTCCTTCTTATCAAAAATAATCTTACTGTCTCCCACATAACCATATTTGATCATTTCATCAATTTGAGAAATAGGAACAACTCTTTCGTAGGTCTCCAGGGTTACTTCCGTTTTTTCTCCTGCCATAGTACAACTTTCTAAATAATGTTTATAACATAATTCATATTTCTCATCGACTGATAGATTTTTCATATCTTACCTCCCAAAATATCTTTTTCAGAAATTTGTTCAAAAGACATCATTCCATTATTTCTAAGAATCTTTTTCCAAATCCTTTGATTTCTACTTCCCCGGAATGGAGTCGATAAATCTTTTTGTTCTAAAAGAAATCTATCTGTTACTAACAAATCAATCAATTCTAAAAACTTTATCCATTTCTTCAAAGGCTTTAATTCTTCCATACTATAACCAGTGTAAACTATAATATCATAGTTTCCAAGAGTTTTTATTTTCTCAGCAAGATAACTTAATTCTAACGGCCAGAGAAAAGGATCTCCACCGGAAAAAGTTATCCCTCTATGAATTGATGGTCTAAGTATTTCTTTCAATTCCATATATAAATCATCTACTTTTAAAATCTTTCCACCACTAAGACTATGAGATTCAGGATTATGACATCCTGGACAATTCCAATGACATCCTTGAGTAAAAATAGTATGTCTTATCCCCGGTCCATCAACTATAGAATCTTGAACTATAGGTCCGGCTATTCTAATGTTCATTTATACAAACCTGCTCTCATAAAATCAATAGACATTTGATTTTCGATTGTTGAAAATATATTCTTTTCAAAGGAAAATCTTAATTCCTCTAACCGTTTCAACAATCCCGAAACCTTACCAGAGTAAACAAATATTTTTCTGGGATTATTTAATATTACTTTGGATACTATTTTTTTAGGGAGAATTGGATAGTCTAATGGTAAAGAATCTGATTTAGAAGATTCATAATCAAAGTCTACAGGTTTCCCATCCAGAAAAGGCCTACACATATATTCTGCTTTAAATTGCAATTCTTTCTCTTTTTGACCGTATAATTCTTCTAACTGCTTTTTGCAGTTTTCAATATTAGCTATATTTACATCCCTGTCAATGATGAAACATTTTAGACACATACCGTTTTGATATTCCATCTCACCACATATTCTACACTTACTCATACTAATCACCTCTTAATAATTATTTAAACAGTCATAGCAAGAATATCGGCGTTTTCAATGTGTTTAGTTTCGGTTTTACACCGAATACACCACAAGTCTTTTATATGACCATTTTTCCTAGTTTTCCTTTTAGGACGTTGAATCTCTTGAATGTTACCACAAATAGAGCAAAACATTTTGGATGGATAAAAGTCTCTAGGATTTTTACAATTCCACACTACAATAAACCTCCTTAAAACTGTCCTTATCTTTATTATATCAAGACATTTTCAGTTTTTCCCTTATGATAAAAATAAAAACACCAGAATAATAAAATCCTGGTGTTTTCTTTCCGTTATAATTTTTTAGGACTAACTCTTTCAATAATTAATTCTGTTTCGGCATCAAGAATCTGTTTCACAATAGCAGGAGAGATATTGGTTTCTTCAGAAATACGACTAATAAAAACTTCTGGGCGTAGTATCGGAGGAAATCCTATCATTCCCCTGACATTGTTGTATTCCCTAATAGCTTGAAGTGTTTCTTCTGGAGAAATTTCTCCCCCTACTTCAACTTTCACTTCCCAATTCTCCAAAACATCGGCAATTAGTTTACTGATATTCTTGCAGGTTTTATCAAGAATATTGCTCACTAATTTCTTATTAGCAGAAAGCCTAGGGTCTCGTTCTTTTTCATAAATACACTCCAGAACATCGAAAATCTCTTTCCGACTAGAAGAGTATATCATTACGGCTATTTCTGTAGCCAGCCACTCAGAATCTATAGTACCTTTTAAGGTTTGTTCTTCTGATACGGTCTGATCCATTCAAGAACCCCCTTTCTTAATCAAAATAATAGGTATACCTAATTATTTTACCAAAGATAATTCTTTCTTTTGTTTTTTACTCAGATTATTAACCAAATCTTCTCCTATTTCCATAGCCCGATCCAGATGGTCCAGATCTTCAGAGATCTTATCAGAAAAATCCTCCACAAAATAAACTGTCTGGACGTAATGATTACCTTCAGGGTTATTCATAGTTTCAAGGAAAATATTCCTGCTAGAATAATTCTTATCATCGGCAGCCCTTTTCATTGTAGTGAAGGTTAGACTATCGTCTTCCATATCGAAAGAAACACTCTTCAACCTATCTCCATACAGGGCTACGATTACCGGAAGTGATTCGTGTTCTTCGTCAAACTCTTCCAATTCACTTTCCTGAAAACTCGGCAGTTTCTCGATCTTAACTGTGTTATCGGATAGCTGTTCAAACTTCAAAGAGGTATCCGGACAATTTTCATCCACCAATAAGCATATTCTGGTGTCTTCTCCAGTCTTAATTGTGACTTCACCCATTCTAACACTCTCCTTCTATTTATATTATTTATTTCTGAAAACTCTTTAAGACATTACATATCCCTTCGATTAGTTTCCGGTAAAATTCTTCAACGAAATCATTTAAAACCATAAGGTTATCTCCGTCCCATTCTAGACTTATTTCATCGGACTCGTAACCTTTAAGTTCTTTCATTCCGTGAAGTATTTCATTAATAATTTCATTCTTGTCAAACCCTTCCTCTAATTCAAAGAAGTTTATTATATCCTGTAATATCTTCTTTTTACCTACTCTAACCCACCCCCTCTCTCTCTACTAAATTAACCCCTTACCTATATTATATCTAACCAGTTATGGTATTTCCCTTACTAATAAAATATTTTCAAGCCGTTGTAGCTCTAAATTGCTTTTTAGGCTGTGATAAACTCGGCCATTTAGTATGAATACAGTATCTCGCTGCATCACAACCATGATCAAATTTATCTTTAAATGGTTTATCTGTTCCTGGCCTATAAGGATAACTTTGAAAGTCTCTAATTGTTTCTACGCACTTTGCCAATATATACAGTCTAGGCTCCCCTATACTGGGCTTAATAAGCCCTCTTAGGGTTCTGATACCTGCATCCACTTCACGGTCAACCGCAGCTCTAGCAGGTATGTTAGCTTGCCTCATTTGAGCAATAGCATTAGGATCTTCAGGATCACATATCCAGTCTAATGTATTATATTCCTCTTGGGCAGGTTTCCACCATTCACTTATTAATAAGTTTAGTGTAGTTTGGGTTCTTACTATTTCATCAAAAATAATAATCTGATCTCTATTTGTTTTTTGCATAAATACCGTATGAGCCGGATTAGTGTATCCAAAATCTTGTCCAGCATCTACAGGTAAATATAAGCTCCTATCAAATCTATCTATAATATGAATATCATCAAATTCTTTATAAACTAATCCGTCTCTCCCTGGTTTTTTACATTCCCATTGAGCATCCCAGGTTTCCCTATCTAGATTTCTAAACTTGCTAATTGTATCATCAATCAAATAATATCCGTCAGACCTTTTAGCTTTAGTTTGACAGACCTCAATTAATGGACATGCTAAACATCCAGAATATTTACTTGGATCTGATTTTTCTTCTAGAAATTCTTTTGTTACGTATCTATTTTTAAGAGATCTATTATGAGTATAAACCCAGAGAGTTTTTCTTTTGTATTTATCCTTTTCTCCGTATGGTAGGTATTCATATTCCACAGGAATAATACCTGACCTTTTGGATGAGCAGTTTTCGATTACCTCCCAGATACACCAGGAGTAGACTTTCAGATCTCTTGTTTTTGCTTCGTCTAATAATTTCTGCATTGGACCTGATCCTGATTTCCGGGTACTTGTTAAACAAAGACTTGCCCTAGCCCTTTTTGTAGATTTAGGCATGGACATAGCCTCCTGGAGTATTTTCCAGTCCATTAAATCTATTTCATCTAAGTTAGCTTTCTCCGGATGTGGGCTATTAGTTCCTGCCATTGTGCCGGGCAAAATCTGAAGTTCTGAAATAAATCCATCATAAGTTCTTATCTTAGACCTCTTCATAAGAAGCTCAATAGCAAAAGGATTTAATAATGTTCCCTCTTTAAAATGATCTTGGGTATACTTGAAACATTTTTCTGCCTGTGCTTGAATAGCTCCAATGTTTGCAATTTCAACACCTTTAAAAACAGCATCTAAGGCATTTTTAATGGCAAAATTCCAAGTCTTACCCCCGTTCCTGTTTGCCAAAACTAAAGCGTTTAGAACGTCTTCAAAAAATAAGTCAGCCAAGAAATCGAATGGAGCATCATGTTCTGGACAAACAGATAATCTAGGAACATGAGATCCTAATATTATAGTTATAAAATCGTGTAATTCTTCTTTATCCTTACTTGCTAATAAATTTTTCAAACACCAATCTAAATAATCTTTCCTTGCTTCATTCTGATTATAATTTCCTAATGTATCTACTTGCATAATAGCCCTCTAAATAAAAAGAAACCCTCCAACGGGAGAGTTTTTAAGAAAGTTATTTTCGCTTTATTATTTTTACCAAAAATAGATACTTTATTCATCTTCAACATCTTCTTCAGTTCTAAAATCTACATTTATAGCTTTTGGTTCTGGTAATTTCTTTTGAGAATCTCCTTTTAATATCATCTTAAATTGGTTTCTGAATCCCTGGTCTTCTAAACTTGTATTCATTATGTTTACATTTACGCTTCCGGGAGTAGTATTTTTATTCTTATCTCCAGAAGATGATATTCCATTATCTTTGTCTAGCATATCTAAAGTTCTGTCTACCATATTTAACAATGTGGGAACAGTTAATTTCTTTCTTTCTTTTGCACTTTCTAATTTATGAGTTATTTCTATTAATGCTGCTTGAGCTATTCTTCTGTAGAATCTAATTCTTTCAGTCCTAAATACAGACTCGGCTTCCATTTGAGCAGACTGTAACATCTTCATAAATTGAGGATCTTTAAAGTAGTTACAAAGCATTTGTGAAGTTATATCATTCTTTTTAGCTATTTCTCCTTTTTTGAGTCTTCCCTCGACTAGATCATCTATTATCTGAAGATGAACATGGGTGAAGTTGTGAATCTTATATGGATTACTCCCAATAGTTACAGTAGTTACTTTCGGTTTAGAAGTCTTGGCCTTTTTGACCTTCTTATATTTTTTAGGTATTTTACTTTTTGGGATTGTATCTTCTTTATTCTTGACTCCCCTTTTCATGATTAAATCGACCCTTTCTTTTTTATTAAAATTTGTATTCTTTAAATGTTGATATTATTGGGAAAATAAAAATCTCCAAAAAGAAATAGAACCCTCAAATTTCTCAAGAGGGTTCTCTTCTGGGTGATGATTGGATAGATTGAAT